TTACTTCGTCGAATAAGACACTTCTCCCTGAGCCGCCTGGCTAAACTCTGTTGCCGCCTGGTTCAATGCTTCAAAAAATTCTGGGGCTCGTTTGCTCTTGCTTACCTTACCGGCCATACGTGGATCACTACCCCAGCCGTATCCCACGAACTGAACCACATTTTTTACGACTGTAACATGGATGGAAAGGAAGTAGGGGAACGATCCGGTTTTGATCTGCTTACCCTTCGTTTCGATGATGCCGAAATCTTTCTCCGTTTTGGCAAGCTCGTAGCCGTGTCCCTGTAGGTACCTGCCGGCTGCTTTATAATTATCCTCCTCGGATAAGGAGGTTGCTACTGAAATCGTATTAGATCCTTTTTCTGGCTCAGGACCTCTGAAGCTAAAAAGAACAATACACGTAAGTAAGGTAAATAGTCTTATCATAGAGGCGGAATTTTTGGACATTATTTCTAATATGGAAATAATGTCCAATTTTATTGATGCTAGTTTGTGAGCTGGTTCCAGTAGCCTTTCACAAGAAAAAGATGCTGAATGTCTTTTTTCTCAATCTCGAAAGGAGGGTAGGTTTTGTTTTCAGATACCAAAGTAACCAGTTCGTTATTATCGTTCTTCTGAATATACTTCACCATCCGTAGCCCATCTGCTACGATCAGATAGATCTGCCCGTAGTCGATGTACTTTTTACTTTCCATATAATATAGAAAGAGCACGGCACCTGGCATGATGCGGGTGTACATGCTATCTCCCCAGGCCCGCAATGCTTTGCAGCCGGTGAACTCTGGAGCATAGATGTAGCCTGTGGGTACCTCCGGAAAATCTTCGAACATCTCAACTTTCCCCATCGTCGCTTCAATATCATAATAGGGCACGTAGCCTGGACCGAACTGAGCAGCAACCTGGGTAGGCGTAGCATGAGAGATTCCGTTATTGGAATTTATTTCCGATTCTTCAAGGAAATGAGCCATCGGCAGGCCAGTGACAGCCGCTATTTTCTTCAAATCATTCTTAGACGGTTCTTTTGCCCCTCTTTCGTATTTGCCTAGTAGTGAGTTATCTATGCCGGATACCGTTGAAAACTGGACTTTATTAAGACCCATTTTTAATCGTGCCTCTTCAATTCTCTTGCCTGTTTTTTCGAATGGATTCATAATTCGGGGAAAAAAATTGGAAATAATTTCCTTAAATGCTTTGCGATTTGGAAATAAATTCCAACCTTTGAATTAACAAATAGATGAACGGTTTAATTAACTGCTAAAGTAACGAAAATCATGGATCAGAAAAGTCTTACTGCTCTGAAATTGAAGGTAGAGAGTTGCGGCGGCCAGAATAAGCTAGCGGAAATAATGTCCACTTCGCCCGCTTACATCAATTCTGTCTTGGGGGGCAGTAAGCCGATGTCGCTGAAACAGGAACAACGGTTGCTTGATAGTATTGAAGTGTTGGTGGATCGTCACCGCAAAGCGGAAATGGCTCACCAACAGCGAATTGATTCCATTCTTAACGCCTGAATGTATGAACACGCAGATCATTGTCCTACAGCCGCATGAGTTACAGGATATGCTCAAGCTGGCGGCCCATGAAGCAATCAGGGAGTACAAATCAACATTTCCTGATAGCCCTCAGCAAAAAGTCTTCACGGCAGAAGAGGCGGCGGAATACCTGCGTTTTTTTACCCATGATGGTAAGCCCAACGCAAGAGCCATCAATACGCTTCGTAAAAGTGGGGAGCTAGAGGGGATACAGAACGGCGGTGCGATTCGCTATACGCTGGAGCAATTACAAGCCTACCTCCGTGGTGGTGAGCCAATAAAAAACCCGCTTACCAGGAGCCAGCGGGTTTCGGGAAAATAATCAATTAATACTAATACACAAATGTATGAACTCTACTGTAAGAACCAAACTGCTGAATAGTTTGCAGGTTTCCCCCCAGGCTTGGGCTGAGGGACTTCGGGAATACTGGCAGGAAAAAGGAATTACCGCTGAGGTGGGTGGCTTCTCTACTGATCTCGATGAAAAACTATGCCGGGCTGACGTAACGATTTTCGTGTACCTGACTGACGAAAATCATCCGCAGCAAACCGAAGTGGACTGGATTAAAATCTTTGTCACCGCCCAAAATGCCACCGAAGACCCTTCGGATATGTTCGAGCTGGTCGTAAGTGCTTCAGCTCAGTTGGAAAATTGCTACAACAATCTGGAAGATAAAGTGGCTAAGGCTATCAAAGGCATTGAAAACGACTGGAAGAACCTGCAAGCTCACAACGACTTCCACCGATGGAACTAGTTCAAATTTTAGCTATCGCAGGGCTTATAGGAGCATCGCTTTACTTCTGGTTTTCGGTACCAAAACGGCCCAACGATCCTCCCGGATTTGATGAATTTCTGAAAAACGTACATCGGCAAAAACGCCGAATTCGGTAAAACTTCTTTCGCTTTTTTTCTTAATCAATTAATACATAACACGATGAAAACTGAATCAGTAAACGATGGTATCGCAGAAGTAGAAACGGTTGAAACCGAAACGGGGCTGGCTCCGGTGAGCAATAGCTTGGGAATGTCCATTCCGGCCATTGATTTGCTCGGTGGTGAGGTTCCTGATCTGGATGGCCATACGGCCCTTCCTTTCGATTTGAGTTCAGAATACTGGACGCCAGAAAAAGAGGGTGAAACCAAACGGGTAGTTTTTCTTAAACAGGAAGTTGATTACGTGCCTGATCAGCAAAATCCCGGTAATGTCCTGCCGCTACCCTGTGTACACTTTATTGAACCCACTGCCGATGGTGCGAAACAGGTTCGCAATGGTTCAAAGCGTCTGGTTGCCGCTTTGGAAAACGCCATCAATAATGGCCTTGTAAAACAGGGAACGCCGCTCGAAATTAAGTACCTCGGCAAACGTCGTAATAAGACGAATTCGAACCTCTCTGACATTTGGTCAATCAAGCCGCTGATTGTTCATCTTCATAACTAAGCCATTCAGTCCCGACTCAATCATGGAGGATTTATCTCATTCGGCAGGCTTTGCCCGCTGGATTGAGTCGGGGCCTTTATTTTCTACTCTGATGAATGCTTCTCCTGATTTCTCCGATATCCTCAATAATCTGGCTACGGCCGATCTGTCTGACAAGGAACTCAACCCGTACCGCATGGCGGCTGGTGAGTTTACCGACCTTACCGATTTTATTATTGGCTTAAAAACTACTGCGAATAAAAAGCCGCTGGTTCTGGACCCGGCGAACCTCTGCATGAATGGCCGGGCCATTGCTGACCCGATGGAAACGTACCTGGCTACTCCCTCCACCTCTAGTTCGGCACTGAAACAGGTGATGAAAACGCCGCTACACTACTGGTGCTATCTTAATGAGCCCGTGACGCGGCCCGAGAAAAAGGCGTTTGACCTCGGCACCTTCATTCATCAAGCCTTTCTGGAGCCAGATAAGTTTGATCAGCTGGTAGTCGAGCCGAAAGCCTCGATGAGTTCTATCGAGGGTTGCGACAAAATGATCACGTTCTGGGAAGAGCAAACCCGCAAAGTGGGTAAAGCGAAGGGTAAGCCGCTCGTTTCTTACGCTCGCAAGTCATTGAAGCGTATGGGCCTTTCTACCAAAAAGATCGACGGAAAGAAGGCGTACATCGAGGAGCTGAAGAAACGGGCTGGTAAAATTTCAGTTGATAACGATTCTTTTCTGAAGGCCCGCCTCATTCGTCGCCACTACGAAACCTACGGCGGCGGTATTCTTCCCGCTTTGATGAAAGGGGCCATGTACGAAACCTCTTTTTACGGGACGGATCCCGAGACAGGAATTCAGGTGAAGGTTCGTCCGGATGCGTTCAATCTGGAAGAGAACATCGGGGCTAACGTAGTGATTTCGCTGAAAACCACGTCGGCTGAGTCGGTTAAGAAGTTTCTCTACGATGCCGCCAAGTTCGACTACCCCATGGCTGAGGCAATGTATCTGGACGTTATGCAGAACGTAACGGGCCGGAAGTTCACTGGGGTTTTCTGTATCGCCCTGCAAACCTGCCCGCCGTACCTGCCCATCGTTGTCTACTACCCGGAAGAGGTACTGGCCGCTGGACACTATCGCTACCGTATGGCCCTGCAAACCCTCAAGGATATTCTCGATACGAAGAACTTCCCGGGCTTTGACTCTTTCGCGGAAGAGGGGCATTTAGGAATCATTTCGGGTGACGTTCCAGAATGGTACCTGCGGGAACTTCCGGCCATGCATATCGAAGGAGGGGAGGAGTAATGAAGATCGACGATATCAAAGCCGCTACGGGTGTCGCCATGAGCGAAAGGCTTTTTAACGTTCCCGATCCAATCACCTGGCAATGCGGGAAAATTGATAAGGTAATCGAGGCGATTCGCTCCATTGAACGGGCAGTAGGAAAAACCGAGAATGAACTAAAGGGGCTGGAAGGGGGAGAAGATGCCCTGAGTTCAAACAGCGATGCGGAATACCATACCTGGGGGCTAACAGACAAAATGGAGGAGATTCGTAAAGCCATTGAAGGGGTTCGCGAATGGGGTGAGGCCTGGAAACGTTTGGCAAAGCATCTAGCCGAGCACGTCCCCGATCAGGTTTTGCATTACATGATCAATCCTGAGCTTCCTGAACTCGACAAACTCTTCCCCCAATTCTATGAAAATGAAAACGCTTAAACGATTCATCCGCAGGCGTAAAGGATTCTTTAAAAGCTTGGATTGGGAGAATGTCACTACCTACCTGATCATTGCTTTGTTCTCCTACGCTTACGTCCACTTGTTTTTTATCTGGATTTACGAACATATCAAATCTTGTCACCATGTCTGAACTCAAGGAATACGTAGAAATCAAGTATTTCTACTCCCAGGAAGAAAAGAACAACTTGGCCATTTCGCTCGCTGAAAAGACGGTCGAAAAATCGGAACTGGAAGAGGAAAAGAAAGCCAGCGGGAGCCAGTATAAGTCGAAAATCGACGGGCTTGCGGCGAATATGAATATCCTGTCGCGGCAAATTAAGGATGGGTGGGAACATCGTAAGATTTACGCCCGCAAGCGTAAAAACCTGTTACTGGGCATTTGGGAGTGGGTGGATGAGGAAACGGGTGAGGTCATAAAAACGGAGCGGCTGTCGGGTAAGGATATGCAGCTTTCCATCGAAGAACAACGGGCCTATGAAGAACAGCAGCGGATGCAAAACGAGCCCATCGATGATGACTCGAAAGGTCCGTTCCTGCTAGGCTCCGGTGATCAGCCGAAAGACGATTCAGGGGTGGTCGAGGATATTGATCACGAGGATGTGAACGAGGAGAATCCGGATGAAGGGGAGACTGGGGAGCAAGAGTCGGCCACAGAAGATCCCGACCCCCTCGATGAAGAGGAACCCGAGCAGAAGCCGAAGCGGCCTCGTAAGCCTCGTAAAAAATAGCAATCCTTGGCGGAGGGTTGCTGAAGCGGTGGCCGGTGGCGGCTGGCCCCGCTTCAAATATTCAGAGTAGTTACACACTCGCTTTTAGCCCTGCTGATAGGGAGTGTTTCTTTTTCCATTATCAGGCTCCTTCGGCTAGTTAGCAAGCCGACTTTGGATTCGACGTATCGACGATCAAAAGGAAACATAGGTGCAATTCCTCTAAGAGCCACAGCTTGATTTCCGAAGCACGGAGGGCGGTACGTACTACAAACGTGTAATATGTCCCTACTCAAACCCGCCCATTTTTCACTTTTAAACATCAATCCAATGACAGCAAACGAAGCAAGACAGAAAGCACAGAAGGCCACTACAAAGGCCAGCAAAGATGCTTTCGATCAGAAGGAGTACGACGTGATTATTGGGAAAATCTCGGAAGCGGCTGAGGCCGAAAAATTTGAACTGATCGTATACAATCTGAGCGGTCCTGTTCAAAGGAAGTTAATAGGGATGGGATACATGGTGTCGCAAGTACGTACTCCCGGTTTTCCCATTACCATTAAGTGGTAAGAAAGTAGTCGGCGTGTATCAATAATCGTTAGTGAGCAATTAAAGGCATGGCGGGGTTTAATTATATCGAAATCATCAACAGTTTTTGGGATGAAGCTCCATACCTGGAAGGGTATAAGGGAGACCATGCCAGTCTGTTTTTCGCCGTCCTGGATTCAGTCAATCGTAACAAGTGGAGAGAGGTTGAGATTGAATACGACCGCTTGATTAGTAAGGTTCGCTTGGGCAAAAAGAATTATCTGGAGTGCCGTCGTTGGTTAGTTGAGAACCGTTTTATTACGCTTAAAGAGGGTCGTGGCGACTATGCTAAAGCTAAGTTTTTTGTGGGCTCTGCGGTGCCGGGTGCGGTATTAGGTAGAACCGCAAAGGGTATGAATGCGGTACCGAATGAGGTTCCAGATAGAACCGCAGACGAAACCGGACCCGAAACCGCCAACGAAACCCATTTAAATAAAACAATAAAACATCCCTACCAACCTACCAACCAAAGCGAGGACGAAAGCGATTTTTCAGAAAATTATCTTTCAAAAAAAGCGGAAGGTATTCAAAAACAAACCCCGGTTGCGGCGGCCCCCTTTTTGCCGGAAGTATGGCAAAAGGTTTACGACGGAATCAGTTCTAACGACATGTGCCAGGTGTTGGCGATGCGGGGAATCAAGGCAAACAACCTACTCGACGTTTATCCGGAATTTCCCAGTGTGCTTAACGAATTCATCGAAGGTGAAAGATTGAAAAGTCAGGTTCCCCGCTGGAAAGACGACAATGACATGAAATCGAATTTTCGGGATTGGCTGAAAACCTACCTCCCCAAAAAACGAGACCAAATCGACGGAAAAGGCAATGAAAACGATTCAGCAGGTTATTCAAAAAAACAATTCGGTGGAGCTAAATACGCAGGGCTCAAGCCTCCCGGTGTTCCGCCCTCCACGTCAAAGCGGTTTGATAAGAAGTTATAATCCGATCGAAGCGAAGGACGTGACATTAGATCAGGGAGACCGGGCTATTTTCCTAAAGGTAAAGGCCAAACAGAAAGACCTCTTTCAAAATTTCCCTTACCTGACTGCCATGGATGAGGTTCGCAAGGAGGTCCGAAAGGAAAAAGCCGCTCTGATTAATCGCCAGAATTACGCAGCGTATTGTTTCCGGGACATTCACTATCCCAAAGTTACCGCTGAGGAGTACTTTCGGTGGATTCAGCAAAATGCCAGGGCATGCGGGTTCCCGCTCCGAATCACTGAGGCCAACAAAGACATCATCAAAGCACTGGCCTTGTATTTCAGCAAAGATTACCGGGCAGAGGGGTACGGGTTGGATCTGGAAAAGGGACTAATCATTTTCGGGGGTATTGGTTGTGGAAAAACCTACACCATGAAAGCAGTTCGTACGAATCCGTCAGCGGCTTTTCTACTGGTTCCCTGCTCTGATATTTCAGACGCTTACACGCAAGACGGGGTTGAAGCTTTGGAAAAGTATGCTACTCCAGCAAAAGGCAGACCGAACCCGTTCAACGGGGATACGCAGTACGGATGGTGTTACGATGATCTGGGAACGGAAGAAACCTCTTCCAACTACGGAAACCGACGAAACGTAATGGCTGAGGTGATTCAGAAAGCCTACAATCGTCCTGATCTGAAAGGCCGGATTCACATTACTACCAACCTCGACCCAGACCAGATCGAAGCCATATACGGGCCCAGAGTCAGAAGCCGGATGCGGGAAATGTTTAATCAGTTGGCGTTTCCTGACGAAATCGGGGATTTACGAAAATGACGACTACCATCACCATCATGGAGGTTATTCCGGGCCTGAATGGATCAAAAGGACTCAAACGGGAAAACCATCATGCGTACAAGAAACGCCGCGATCGGTACCAGTGGACGGTCACTTATCAAACCCGAAACAGACACCCTGGCAAAGTAAAGTTCATCCTTACCCGGTATTCCATAGGCCCGGAAATGGATTTTGAAAACCTGACTGCTACTGGGAAATGCTTAACCGATGCCATCGTTCTGGCCGGAGTCATCAAAGACGATTCTCCTAAGATCATTGTCCAGCGAGAGTATCGTAACGTGATCATTCCCCGCAAGGAACGCAGTCAGCAAAAAACCACGATTACCCTTATTGACGCGGAATAAGTAGAGTACCCTTTTTAATCAATTAATACATAATCAATCTATGAAATCAGTAGTTGTTCTTGCCCTGCAATCCGTAACCGGATTCGGCGGCGTGTGGCTTATTCGCTTGTATTACACCGTTCTGACCAACGGTTTCGGGAAGGGAGGTGCAAAATGAGAAAAGCCAATTTCATCAAGCCCAAGCCTAAAAAGCAGGTCGCTCAGCCTGTTTTTACGGAATCTTTAAATCTGCATGAACTGGTAATGGCTCTTGAAGCCACGACGGCTATGCAATTTCTAATTGACAAGATAGACGAACTGAAAGGTACCTCAGTCTATAATCAGACCGTCCGCAATTTTGCCGCCCGTCTTCAGGAATCTATGAAAGCGGTACTGGATAAATCCCTTTGGCAAGAGGTACCCGAATTAGAGGCGAATCGTATTGCGGCCATGGACCAACAGGAATCCACGCTGCGGATGTTTCATAACCTGCTTACTATTTCGCTTTCAATGGATTATACGCATGAAGCTAAACACGCCATGTTTTGGCTGGATGCAAATAGTCTCTTTATCAAATACGGCATGCCGATGACAGTCGGCCCGGATGGGGTTGTTCGCTTCCTGGCTGTAGAAGTGGAAGGGGGTGAGCAATGAAAACGCACTCAGCTGAGGGGTGGGCCGTGGTTACGGACGCCACCCACCCGAAAGGGCAAACCGTTCTGCTCGATACGATCGGGACCACGCAGGCCGAAGCCTTACTACGCCGCGAACAGTTACCCAACACGGTACGGAAGGGTGAGCACTTGGTTAAAATCAAGATTGAGTACTTGGTACAGGAAGGGGGTGGAAAGTGAATCTGTTTGATATTGAATATTACCCCACTCCCGAGGGCGTTTTTGACAGCATGGAAGTAGGCTGTCACGGAAAGATTGTCCTCGAACCTTCCGCTGGTGTTGGTCACATCGTTGGCTACCTGAAAAAGAATGGGGCAACAGGAATTCTGGCTTGCGAGAAAGATCCTGATCTGCGTCGGATGGTGAGTTTAAAATGTGACGTGATCGCAGGGGATTTCTTTACGGTGAAAGCTATAGACGTGAGTCACATCGACATGATTGTCATGAATCCGCCTTTTAGCAACGCTGACCGACATATTCTTCACGCCTGGGAGATTGCCCCGGAAGGATGTGAAATCATCGCTCTGTGTAACTATCAGACGATCAGTAATACATACAATATGTACCGTGGTCAGGTAGGAAAGCTTATTGACAACTACGGGATGGCTTCAAATCTGGGTGATGTATTTACCCGAGCTGACCGTACTACCGGAATTGACATCGGCCTGATCAAGTTGTATAAACCCGTGGTCAGTGAATCAACCGATTTTGAAGGGTTTTACCTCGATGCGGATGAGGAGCCGCAGGAAAACGGCCTGATGCGTTACGATGAAATCCGGGCAACGGTTCAGCGATATGTAGCAGCGGCGAAATGCTTTGATCGGTTCGAGACGGTACGGCGGGAATTGAATGAACTCGTAGGTACGTCCGGAGGTCGTGTTTCCGCTAGCATTCGTTTAAACTCCGAAGACGGTACCGACCTGTCGAAAGAGCTTTTCCTGAAGCGTTTACAGATGCAGTCCTGGCAGCATGTGTTTGCCAAACTGGAGGTAGGAAAGTATGTGACGGAAGGGGTTTTGAAGGATTTGAATAAGTTCATTGACTCCCAAAAGAAGCTTCCCTTCACAATTAAGAACATCTACCGGATGTTTGAAATCATCATCGCCACACGGGGTCAGACGATGCAAAAGGCCATCGTCGAGGCGGTCGATAACTTCACTCAACACACCCACGAAAACCGCTACGGGGTGGAAGGGTGGAAAACCAACGAAGGCCATTTGCTTAATAAAAAGTTTATCATCAACGGGTTGACGTCGGTTAATTGGATATCCGGTAAGATTGAAATTGAAACCGATCGGCGGAACTACAAGGAAATTACGGACCTGGTCAAAGCCCTCTGTTTTATCACTGGTACCAACTTCGATGCTATTCCCAACATACGCCGGGCTTCGCTTTCTGCAGCAGATTTGGCAAAGGTCACAGCTGATGATGAGAAACATTTGCAGGAATGGAAGGAGAAGGGTTGCCCCAAACACGATAAGCCCTGGCCAGTATCCTATCCCTACCTAAAAATGACCGGGAAAGAGGTACCTAGCTTCAATAACTTCATTACAAATCACTGGTACGATTGGGGATTCTTCGAGGTCAAAGTTTTCAAAAAGGGTACGGGTCATTTCAGGTTCAAAGACGATAAGGTTTGGGAGCTTCTCAATCGAACCTATGCAAAAATCAAAGGGCAGGTTCTGCCGGAAGGGGGGCTGAAATGAAAGGGGTTCAACTTTCCCTCGACTACAAAACTATCATGTCGGTCGGGTACGATCAGGATCAAATGCTACGGGATATACTCGAGCTGCATTGTCCCCGGGGGATTGACTGCGACGCGACCTACGGCTACGGCGGTTTTTACCAAACGATTCCGAGGCCCGAGCACTGTTTCGACATCGCTCCGAAGAAAGCCGAAGCGATACAAGCTGATTCCCGGGCGTTGCCTCTCAAAACGAAGTCTATCCGTTCCCTGATGTTTGATCCGCCGTTTGTCGTCTCAAACCACGTTCAAAGCGAAACGTACGTGATGGACCGGAAGTACGGCGGGTACCGATCAATGACCCAACTACGGGAACACTATCGGTCGAGTATTAAAGAGTTCGCTCGGGTCCTGAAACGAGGAGGGGTATTAATTGTGAAATGTCAGGATCAGTGTCACGGCCGCATGAATTACGCCATTCACAAAGAAGTGATGGACATGGCCGAAGAGTCCGGTTTTCGCTGGGTGGATATGTTCATCCTGATTGCCCGAAACCGTTTCCTAGGGGCTGTTAAAAAGCAGAATCACGCCCGCAAGTTTCATTCCTACTTCCTGATTTTTAAGCGTCTGAACCATGAGCAAAAATAAAACAGTAACCGTAGCAAAGCCTGAGTCGGCAAAAGTTTCCGACCTCTTCAAAGTTGCTATTCGCAATTTCCTGGAAAGTCAGGCCCAAAAGGATTCTCTTTTCGCTGAAACCTTCGCAAAGCCTGGGAAGAATATCGACGACTGTTGCACTTACATTCTCAATCAAGTGAAAGCATCGGGTTGCGTTGGCTTTGCAGATGATGAGATTTTCGGAATGGCGATGCACTACTACGATGAAGATCAAATCGAAGTAGGTAAGCCCATCAATGCACGAGTAGTCGTCAACCACGTAGTAGAGCTGACGGAAGAGGAGAAGGAAAAGGCGAAGCAAGCCGCGTTTGATAAAGCCGTCGCCGAAAAGCAGGCCCAGTTGAAAAAACGGGCCGAAACCGCCGCTCAGAAAAAAGCTACTTCCAACGAATTATCCCTTTTCTAGTCATGAAGCCGAAAACTAAGCTTGAAAAACGAGTCGTTTCGTTGATTAATAAAATCAAACCCATCACGCCTGCTCAAAAGGCTTGGGGTATTGCTAATTGTTTGGAAAAACGAGCTTTGGTGACGAAACACAAAGTCAACTGTCTTGAATGCGGCAATACTTGGATCGTTGCTAATACCGCTGAATGTTCAAATTTTGTCTGTTCTAAATGCAGTTGTTCCCTTAATAAAGTTGAAACTAGGCTCCATAGAGATTTCCAAGCCGCTTACTACGCAATTCTGACTACGGTTGAGGACCTGCAGGTAGTTCGTATGTTTTACGTCCGGAAGTGGGGTAAGGTTGGCAAACCAGCTGAGTCTCACGTGATGGAGGTAATGCAACATTGGATTACACCTGAAGGTAAATTTTGCCTGATTTCCTGTCCCACCAATCCTATGAATGGATACATTGATTCGTGGACGGCTGGTGGGCATTTGCGGCTAACGACTACTGCTAGTCGTAATGCAACTCTTAGAAGTGCAATTCATGCAGATAAAGTATATCCACGTCAACGGGTTATTCCCTCTCTAAAGAGAAACGGGTTTACTGGAGATTTTTACGGTATATCGCCCGTGAATTTTTTCTGTGGTCTTTTACGGGATAGTGAGGTAGAAACGCTATTGAAGGCTGGTCAGACTGGCTTACTGCAGTACATTTTTCAGTGGAACGCTCCTGACAAAATACTTTCTGGAATGGGCCTTTGGCCGAGCGTTAAAATTTGTATTCGAAACCATTACATCGTTTCTGATGGTACCCTTTGGGTGGATTACATAAAAATGCTTCGTGACTTTCAAAAAGACCTCTTGAATAGTCATTTCGTGTGCCCGGTTGATCTGGTTGTTTCCCATGACAAACTCGTTGATAAAAAAAGGGAGCATCAGCGTCAACTAACGTTAACTCAACAACGTAAAAAAGCTGTTAATCATCGGGAAGCATACGTAAAGGCAAAAGCAAAGTTTTTCGGACTAGAATTTAGTAATGGCGATATTACGGTAAAGGTACTGGAGTCGGTAGATGAGTTTATAACCGAAGGCGATGTACTACGTCACTGCGTTTTTTCATCAGGTTATTATCAAAATGAGAATTCGTTAATTCTATCTGCCCGGATAGATGGTAAGCCCGTAGAGACAGTAGAAATTTCGCTCAATAATCTGAAAATAATCCAGTCCAGAGGCTTCAAAAACAAGCCTTCAGAATACCACGATCAGGTAGTTAGCCTTGTTAATCAGAATCTTCCTGCGATCGGTAAAGTGCTTCATTCATCGGAAGGGGGTGGGCGGTGAAAAAGACCATCATCACCGGATGTGAAGGTCGGGGGGATTCAAACTCCCCGTACCTCACTCGGTACACGCTCATCGAGCGAAAGAACTGGCAGCTCTGTCTGCACATTTTTCACCGCTCTGACCACGTCGATTTGCACGATCACCCTTGGGATTTTGTAACCTGGGTACTCTGGCGGGGCTACATCGACGAAACGCCTAAGAGCCGTCGACGGATTTGGCCCGGGATGATTCTCTACCGTCCCGCCAAACACATCCACCGGGTAGAGCTCATCGATGAAAAGCCAGCGGTAACGCTCGTTTGGATGGGAAAGCGAAAGCGGGTCTGGGGCTTTTACGAAAAGGGCATCTGGTCGGCCTTCTTTGATTACTTCAAAAAGAAACGGTGCTGATATGACAACCGTCAATAGCCTATCCGGAGGTAAAACCAGCTCGTACCTGGCTGTGCATTACCCGGCAAACATAGAAATCTTCGCTCTAGTCTGTATCGACTGTCACAACGCTGGAGGAAGGATTGATCCAGCCATCAAACGATTCGTCAATGAAAAATTGCAAAAGACCTCCTCCCAGTGGCCCGAGTTCAGGGCTACGGCCGAGGACCCAAAAACGCTCAAGGTCATCATGGATTTGGAGCAGATGATTGGACGGGAAATTATCTGGGTGCGGGGGATAGGGTTTGAGGAACTGATTGAGAAAAAGAAGTACCTCCCCAACCGGAGAACCCGGTTCTGTACGCATCAAATGAAGATGCAGCCCATTTTCGAGTACCTCTACCTGCGTACTGAATTACCTGTCGAAATGCGTATTGGTTTTCGTTACGATGAGATGGAAAGGCAGGAACGATTCACAACCAATTACCGGGCGGTCCTGCGATGCGATCATCAGGTAACTAAAAAAGTAGATCGATGGGTGAATCGGTGGGAGGAGTTTGAGTGGCGTACGGGCAAGTTTCCACTCATTGAAGACCGCATCATGCACCCGACTGTGCAAAGGTTCTGGCGAGACAAACCGATCGTATTTCCGGAAGACTCGAATTGTCAGTTTTGCTTTTGGAAGCACCCTCAGCAGAAGAGGAAGAATTTCGAAACGAATCCGGCTATCATGTACTGGGGTGCTATTCACGAAGACATGGTTTACAATAGGCTTGACGATGATTACTCACTCTTACAAATCTCTCGCTTGGGGTTGCAGCAGGACTTTCATTATGGTACTGGGACTGGATGTCAAGCGGATGGGTTTTGTACCAATTAAAAAAACAAACCCCTGACGGATTAGATCAGGGGTACAATGCGTGACGGGATTCGAACCCGCAAACCCTTCGAAGGGCAGCAGTTTGGTAAACTGCCGTGTCTTCCATTTCCACCACATACTCGTCTTCAGGCTTTCGCCAATGTGTTCGGCTTTGGTAGCCACGAGGAGTAAAGGATTTCAGCAAAAGTTTAGTTCACGCGTACCGAAATATTTTTCAAAATGGCAACTAACTCAAAAATTCAGTGGGCCACTGCCACCTGGAATGTCGCCCGCGGCTGTACCAAAGTCGATGAGGATTGCAAGTATTGTTACATGTACCGGGAAAGCTTCAACGAGACCCGCTACCAGCCCAAAGAGGTCGTACGCACCAAATCGGTTTTTAACCTGCCGTTACGCTTGAAAGAACCGTCGCTGATTTTTACTTCGTCGCTGACGGACTTCTTTCATCCGGATATTGATACTTACCGCTGGGAGGCCTTTCAAATCATAGCTCAGTGCCCGCAGCATACGTTTCAAATCCTTACGAAAAGACCGGAAAGAATATGGAAATGCTTGCAACAAGCTTTGAAACTAGCCATTGACAATAATGCTGTGTTTGCGGAATTGATGTTACGCCATTGGGTAAACGGCAACGCTCCTAAAAATGTCTAGTTAGGCACTTCTATTGGCTCCCAGAAAAGCATACACAGGGTTTATGATCTGATTGCGGCACCTGCACAATTACGATTTCTGTCCCTAGAGCCGCTTCATGGCCCTGTCTCCCTGCCGCTCAACGAGTCTGTAGATTACGCTAACAAGGTTAAGGATTTGATTGGATGGGTAATCGTTGGGGGTGAATCAGGGAACGAAAACGGCAAGTATCTCTATCGCCCCTGCGAGTTTAGCTGGATAACAAACATTGTTCATGATTGCATGCTCGCAGATGTACCGGTATTCGTCAAGCAATTGGGAACGCACCTGGCAAAGCAGCTGAAGCTACAGGATCGACACGGGGGGAATATAGACGAATGGCCGGCTTCACTTCAAATCCGGGAGATGCCGGAAGGTTTCTAACCAAGTCCCGTGCAAAATTTTTGCACGGGACTCTACCAATCAAACCACAACTTATTTTCTAATAAACACCAAGCATGAACTACCACGTTCAAATTACTTTCCTTTCTCCCATCGACGTGGAGAAAGACGGGGCAGCTTTTACAGCAGCTATCCAAAAGGCCGGATTAGTCTTTACGGGGGATATCCTTCACACCATTATCGATGGTACTGTACAAGGCCCGATTGATAGCCGGGGCAAAGTCTTGCTTGCGGTACGGGATGCGGGCCTTAGCCCTAAACTCAAATTGCTGGCAGTTACCGATGAATCCCCAGAGCATAACCTGGAATACCAGTGGAAACTGTACTTGGGACGGGCAGGGGTAAAGGAAGAAGATTTGCATCCTGCCCAGCTCCAGCAGACCAAGCAAGCCTTCTTTGGAGCGATGGGGCAAATGCTGGTACTTCAACGGGATTATCTGGCTGAGCTGCCCGAAATGCAGGCGGTCGCCACGCTGGAAAATATGTGGGAGCAGGTAGCAGACTTCTGGAAAGCCCAATTCTAATCAATCATAATCCGGTTTCGTTTGCAGGCCTGAAAATCTGCAAACGGAATGCCTCGTGTACGGTGAAATGATTCAATTACGGTAGAGAATCCTTGTTTTCTTACTACGATTTGTAGAAATTTTCAAAGCTCTTTATTATATATTATAATATATATACTATAATCCTTTATATATACTGTTTACAAACACAAAAAAAACTACAAAGTCAATATTGTTTAATGAAATTTTTCGTTGTAATCTTGCAAAACGATTTGCAGAGCACGATAGAGGGGAAAAATACTAGGGCCGAAGTTTAATCTTTACACCATTTTTGATTGTACATGCATTCCCCCGAACCCTCAATGAGGATGAAAAAAACACTTAGCATGGCAACTATTTCCACGTATTTTCAGTTAAGTTAATAAAAAAACGGGGGTCGAATCCTGGATTCAACCACCCGTCCGGTTCCCCTTAAGATTTAGTGATGTAAATCTTAAAAGGGTGTCCATTCGTCGCACGGATAACACGACCGTCTCGTAAACGGCGAGTCCAGCGAAGGATGAACGTTCCTCTTTCGTCTTGATACGTCATAGCGTTGCATCGAGATTAGGATGAACAAATCCCTCAACCATTGCAGAGGGCCCTACAAACATCCCGGTAGCTCGTAACTACCGGGTTGTATTTTTATAGTTAAATCCTCACGTTTGAGGAAGTCTACTTCTCGTATAAATCACCCAAAACTAATCAATACAGTGGTGCGTGTCAATAGGGCAGGCACGGGTTTTTTATATCCCAACTGTTTGGTTTTTAAGGAGTTTTTAAGCAAACCGTTAGCTCTCAACGAGTTATCCACATTTCTTCACGCGAAACTTTACAAAAAAAATTTTAGAAAAGACGAATTTTTTTTTTGTAATTCCATTTTTTCTTTTACGTATATACTACCGTTACCCCTCTGCACTACCATACAATTCATCTGTAAGCTGCGATCTACGATAGGGATGATCCGATGTATTGCTTTTTGGAAACAATCGAATCTGGGGCAAATGAAGTAGATATACGGCGGTCTTTTGGAAAACAAATGGATTCATTTTTTATCAAAATTATTGCGTATATTGCATACCGTTCAGTTTTTCTTAATGGTGTATGAAAAATGCTTCACAAAAAGTAGGTATTCATGTTGTACCGCTACCTACAATTCAACCCAATCCACTAAACCCTCGCATCATTAAGGATACAACTTTCCACAACCTGGTGCAATCGTTGAAAGAATTTCCTGAAATGATGGGTCTACGTCCGATCATCGTAAATTCGAAAATGATGATTCTGGGCGGGAATCAGCGGTATAAAGCCGCTGTCGAGGCCGGATGGAAGGAGATTCCAATCATCATCGCTGAAGGACTTACTTCAGAACAGGAACGTGAATTCATCGTTAAGGACAACGCTTCAGCTGGTGAATGGGATTTTGAAGCCCTGCGGACGGACGGATGGGAAGCGGATCTGCTTCTGGATTGGGCGGCCATTGAACTACCTGCAATTCCGGACCCGGAAGCTAAAGAAACCGACCAAGGGGATTTAAGCCAGTCGGCCGATTCTTACCTCAACGGTGCTATTCGCCAGATTGTCCTGTATTTCGACGTGGAGCAACACAAGCAGGTCTTAGCTGATTTAGCGGAGATAGGCGAACGGTACGGGATTGAAGAGGACAACAGTGCGACCGTTTTAAAACTCATCGAGCTTTACCGAGAGAAGGGAAATGAAGATAGGTAATATCATTTTGCTGACAGGCAATTTTGGTATTGGTAAGAGTAGCATCATTCAGGGTGAGGGAAGGCAGGAAGGAAGGTTTTACGTACACAGTAACGGTTGGCAGGTGTTGGGCGATAGGAATGGGGCTGACGTTGCGTTAAAGAACATCTCGAAAGCCGACCTGCTGAATGGGTTAAGAAACTACCCTGGTAATCTCATCATTACCGGGGTTTATTTTCAAAGCCACAAGGATCTGGATATCTACTCGAAGTACCATCACTTGCACGTGATTTTCCTCCGCACCTCCAAAGCAAACAATCGCCTTCGCATTAAGAGTCGGGGCGGGAAGTGGAACGAACAGACCTGGGCGGAAAATCACAATTCACTTTTAAAGCTTTTCGACTTATGCACCCGTAAGCGTATCACCCGGCTGGTTATGGACAATGACCGGCCTTTGGACGTTGTAAGGGCTGAGTTCTGGCAGTACCTCAATTCGCTTGGAAATGAAAACCCTGGAACTACTTAGAAAGCCACTGGAGCTATCCCAGTTCAAGAAGCGTTCCGCACTGGAATCGGATTGTTCGACTTTTATCAATCACGACTTACTCGTTACCGAAAACGGCGTTCCCCGCATTCTCTACAAAAAGCTTGATATTGATACGGCGGCCTTACTTCATGCTGTGCGGAAAATCAAGTATGAGAAGAATACCCGTACAACGGGATTGGTTACGGAATCGGCCATCTTCGGGTACAATCCCCGCAACGTGATCCGGAAGGACTTCTGCTCAGCTACGAGCATGGCTTACAATCACCCCTCCGAACATGCACTTATTGCGAACTTTGGAAGGGAGCTCTCTCGCCTGTATCAAGAGTACTTCCCCGATATCTTCAATACGCATGCCGGTTTCGTCGATGAAAAGATTAGTCCGGACTGGAAGATTAAGGACACCCCGTTTACCAGCGGGATTGTGAACCGAAACAACCCCTTGAAGTATCATTTCGACGCGGGAAACGTGAAGAATGTGCTTTCAAACATGGTGGTTTTGAAAAAAGATGTTCAGGGTGGCGGTCTGGCTTGCCCCGAATTTGATCTTTTATTCGAATGTGCCAATAACACGGTTATGCTTTTCGACGGGCAACAGATCCTGCACGGTGTCACGCCCATTCACAAAACCTCACCGAACGCTTTCCGCTATAGCGTGGTCTATTACACGCTTTTGCAGATGTGGCAGTGTCTTCCGATCGGTGATGAGATCGCCCGTATTCGCAAAATTCATACGCAGCGGGAACGGAACCGGGCGGCAGGTAAGGTGGACAGCAGTCAACTGGCCAAAGACGTTTGATTCTCACACCTCATGAAAATTCACACTGGCAATGGCGAATAAACTGAATGCGACAACGAAGCTGGCCCGGGAAGCAGAGATCGCAAAGATGGCCCGGATGGGGATGACCTCGGAACAGATCGGGCAGGAGTTGGGGCTTACGGGTTCGATGATTCGTAAGATCATTATCAAACTCAGGGAGGATTGGAAAGAGCAGATAAACCGCGATGTAACCGAATTGCAGGCTCGTCAGGCTGCCGAAATAGTGGACTTGAAAAGAAAGTCCATGAAGGGGTGGGAAAAGTCCTTGGAAGCCAAAACCAAGAAGCATTCAAAAACGAAGGGCAAGAAAGTGCCATTGACGGACGCGAAAGGAAAAGCTACGGGTGAGAACATGGTTTTACCTTCCGACAGTGAGCAGTCACTGACCATCGAGGAAACGAATGGTGATCCACGGTTTTTGATGGTTTATACCAAACTGATGGAGCGGGAAGCGAATCTGCTGGGTATAGATGCCCCGAAACGAATCATTGACGAGTCGGGCGGGAAAGTGGGCCTGAATATTGACTTAAGCAAATTGACAGATGAGCAGCTCGAAGCTCTCGCCTCGGCAGTTGGAGGCGTTGAAGGGAATTGACCCGAATAGGGTTTTAGCGGAATTAAAGCGTCGTCAGTGGTCGAAAGATTATCTGCGGTTTGTGATGGACATGAATCCTCGGTACGTACCTGAGGATTTTCACGTTTACATTGCTAGCCGCTTGCAGTTGTTTGCTGAAGGTAAGATCAAGCGATTGGGTGTATTGATGCCCCCTCAGCATGGGAAGTCTGAATTATCCACCCGCCATTTTCCTCCTCATTTGGTTGGGCTAAATCCTAATCTGAATATTCTGCTTACCGCGTACGGGAAAGACCTGGTCACGCAGTTTAACCGATACATTCAAAACGTAATGCTCTCCAAGCCTTACCGGGCTGTGTACGGTAATTTACTGGCAACCGGGCGGCGTATGGACTCGGCGGAGGAGAAGAACACGAAGACCCTGTCAATCGTCGGCCACAAAGGCGTTATTCGTACCATTCCCCGCGGTGGGGGCATTACCGGGAACCCGGTGGATGTCCTGATCATTGACGACTTGATTAAGGGTTCAGACGAAGCCCGTTCGGATGCGGTTCTCTCTGGAAACTGGGAATGGTGGAACGAAGTAGCGAAAGCCCGTCTGCACAATGACTCTCAGGTTCTGCTCGTGAACACTCGCTGGGCCGAGAACGACTTGCCCGGTATGCTCATGAAAAAAGAGAAAAACTGGGAGTGGATTATTTTCCCAGCCGTCAAGACTGAGGACATCCGGGAGTATGATAAGCGTGAAGTAGGGGAGCCGCTTTACCCGAAAAAGCACTCGCTAGAAAAGCTCAAAGAAACCGAGAGCAACTCCAAGACGTCTTTCCAAGCCGTATACCAACAGAATCCGGGGCGTAACGAACAAACGGCAATCTACCCGAAATGGCCTACTGTTCCCCGGCTTATGGACATGTACCAGGTCGAAATCTACGGGCTGGACTTTGGGTGGAACACCGATAACCCGATGGCGTTGGTTCAATCCCGCTTCTGGGGGAACCGGGCTCACCACAAAGAGCACATTTACGATCCTGAGCTGACTACGCCTCAATTGGCCGAACGTATGCGAGCTATCGGAATTACCAGTGAGTTGATTGTTGCTGATTCGGCCCGTCCGGATAAGATCAAAGAATTGCGAGATGATTACGGCTTTAACATCGTAGGGGTCCCTAAGTTTCAGGGCAGTATCGAGACGGGTATTTCGGACGTGAACGATTTGGATAACTACTACACGGAAGAATCCCTCCACATTGGTTATGAACTGGATAAGTACGTTTACGTAACTCAGGGCGAATACGTAACGAAAACCCCGGTCGACAAACATAATCACCTTCTGGACGCTATTCGCTACACTTGTATGTACCGGAAACGGGTTTTACAGGGCGGAGCAACGCAAGCATAAATTTTTTTTGGACGGATATTGGAAATAATGTCCAATATCTTACTTTTGTCCAACCGCTTTTCACGCGGGCAAAGGTTGGCTGAACACTGGGGCATAGGGCGGGTAGCGACGTCTGCCCGAAACTCCGGGAAATTGTTCTGTCAACGCTTCTTTTCAGCAGCCAGCCTACCAAAGTCGCATTTTCACTTTTCTAACCATAGCTGGCATGTCATCTTTAATCGATTGCCCTGGATTAACTACACTCCCAACGGTACCGGCCAACGCCTGCGAAGTTATTCCCGGAAAGGTCATGCGTATCGCTTTCCAGTTGCTGGGCACACCTTTCACCGAAGTAAACATCGTTACCGAAGCGGCTTGGACGGCGGCTTTAACTGCTACAGACGCTAAGAAGATCGTGTTGACCCCATTCCTCTCGGACGCAGGCGACCCGATCACTTCCGCTGAGCCTAACCAAACGGGTGGCAATGATGGTACGACGCCAGATGGTACGCCGATCGTTGAATCGTATGGATTCAGCTCGGGCCTGTTCCAGATCATGGGGCCTTCATCCGCTCAGATTGAGGCTCTGCGTTCACTAACGGGAGCGTCGATTTCCCTTTCAAGCCCCACTCGCTTAGGAATGTACCTCTTTTGCGAAGGCGATAAGATCGGATCTATCGGCGGTAAACCGATTCCGGTGAAAAACGTGGTCATTCCTGATCCTACGCTTGGCGGTCGGGGTAAGGCTGTTAACTACCCGCTGCGGTTTAACCTGCCTGCTCTGTGGTCGAAAGGGTTGACCTTTCACAAAGCACCGTTCTCCTTAAACGCTCTCATCAATGCGTAATGGCAAAGGGCAGTGTAAAGCTTGCTTTAGACCCCGAGGGGGACAAGCATGAGTTTAGCCGAGAACACGCAGAGGCTATCCTACGGTATCAAAAAATCACTGGGCTAGGCGGATGGTCGCTACCCAAAGAATCGAAACTACATTTTAACGGTGAGACGCTCAGCACAACAACTGCAAACGTATCTGGAGAAGCCGAAGAACCAAGCGGCGATTCTTCAAGCGGGGAGTGATGACGAGCGAACCGTATTTCATGCACGCCCGGCCTCTACCTTTGATGAGGCCGGGTCTTATGCTCCTAAGTTCAAAAGCCTCGTTCAAGGCATTCTGACCCAAAAGCGTAAACAAGCCGCTTTCTTCAAGCTTTTACAGTTCCCTCTTCCTACCCGTCGTCAGATCAGCCGTGCCTCGGATGATTTGAACCGGGTTTTCGAGGCTCAGGACCGATTCATTGGCTGGGAGTTCACTACGCCCGAAACCGACGAAGATTTCCGGGAATACGTTCGAAGTAAGAAGATTGAAACGTTCGTAAGGGAAGATGTCTTCAACGCGATTTTTGAACGTTGCAATTCGTTGGTAGTCGTTGACTTGCCCGAAACGCAGATGTTCGGTGAGTATCCGGAACCGTATGCTTACTTACTGCCCATTTCCAACGTTTTTGACCTTGGACTGAACCCCGACAAAAGCATCGAGTACTGTATTTTCAGTGTTGCCAAAGACAGGTTCGCGGCTTTTGACGAAGGCCACTTCCGGATTTTCTCGAAAGAGAAAGACGAAGCGGGTAAGGATACGTATACACTACTGCGTGAGATTGAACATTCACTGGGTTATTGCCCAGTGAATTTCATTTGGCACGATCAATTCGGGGATGCAGGAATCCGCCGCCTCTCCCCACTTTTTGACGCATTGGCGGACATGGATCGGCTAGTAATGGCCGATGTTTTCAAGGAAGATGTGGACTTGCACGCCGCGTACCCTTATCTCTGGTATTTGAAGGAGAAATGTACGTACAAGGATCATGACGGGGCTTGCATGGGCGGCACCATTGCTTGGTTTGATGAGAACAATCAGCCGAAGTCTAAAAAGTGCCCGAATGATTGTCAAAATGCTTTTGCTGGGCCTGGTACCGCGTTTAAGATCAGTCAGCCCGGTTCGGGTGAACATCCTCTACCTGCGCCAGCTGGTTTCGTAACGCTTCCCAGGGATACGCTGGACTACATTACCGAAAAGGTCGACTCTTTGAAAAAGGAGTTGTTTCACTTTTTGACGGGGTACGATCAGGAGCCGGATAAAACCAAGGCCCTGAACGAAGACCAGGTGCAAAGCCAGTTCGAAGCCCGTATCAACAAACTGATCTATTGGGCCGAACACCTGGAGCGTACGCACCGCTGGATTCTGGAAACAATTGGCCGCTTACGCTACGGGGTTGAGTTTGTTAAGGTCACCGTCAACTATGGCCGTGAATTCTACCTTGAAACCCTACAGGACGCGTTAACGGCGTATCAGGATGCCCGGCAGAAGGGCCTGCCTATGTTCCTGCTGGAAGTACTTCGCCGCCGCGTCGTACACCTGTTAGCACGCAACAACGATCACGAATTACAGCGGCTCACCTTCCTTGAGTTGCTTGAACCTTACCCTGATGTGCCTTTGCAAAGCGTTCCGCAAGGCACCGTGGATTATGAGTTGAAAGCCAATTTTCCACGTTACGTGGGGCAATTCGAACGCGACAACGGGGACTTGGTGAGCTTCGGGTCCAACGGAAACATAGCTAAGAAGCTCGAAACCATCGAAACTGAACTTTACAATTATGTCGAAGCAAGAAGAAAACTTTGGGAACAAAGACAGCAAGAAGCTCCAGAAACTGCCCGATAACTTCGATAAGAAGTGTTTCTGGGTACGCCAGACTGTGACGCGTAAACTAGAAGGTCAGAACGTAACAGTAGGGGCGAAAGGGATTGCCGAAGTGCAATGCTATACGCCGGAAGAGTTTGAGGATACTTTTGTTGAAAACAACGGGGTTATTTCTCACCGTTCACTGGGCTTTCAGGTAACGGTTCTCCATGAGCCTACCAAGGGGGCTGATGTTCCATCTGAACTCGACTTGAAAAAACAAGAGATCGAGGAGGCCAAAGAGAAAGAGCTAAATGAGCTTCGTCAGAAACTCGCCGATTCAGAGGCTCGTGAGCAACAATCTCAAAAGGATCTGAAAGCGGCTCAGGACACAGCCAAAGCCGCTCAGAAAAAGGCAGAAGATGACGCGAAAAAAGCGGCTCAGGACGCAGCCAAAGCTAACGCTCAATCGCCAGTAGTCACGCCACCACAATCTTAATCATTTTGTCAGCCCGGGTAACTCGGCTGATTTTTCCCTTAAAACCAATTATCAGCCAACACAATGAGTTTAACTTTTGCAGAAATCCGGACCGCTATCGACAGCGATGCCGCATTGAAATCCGAACTCCTTAAAGGAATTGAACCCGAAGTAGTTGCCGCTCTGACCAGTGCCGGTAATGTCGTTAAAAAGAAAACTGAACTCGATCAGGAAATCACTAACGCACGTACTGAAGAACGTACGAATGCTACGCGTGAAGTTCATGAAGCCTGGGAGGGTAAGGTTGCCGAAGCGACTGGCAAAACGAAGCCTGCGGGAAAGAAAGGTATTGAATGGGCGGTGGAGGAAATCTCAGCCATCAAAACTAGCTCAAGTTCTGATACTGATAAGTCTGAGCTAAATCAATTACGTACAAAAGTTCAGAATTTAGAAACTCAGATGAGAACGAAGGACGATGAGGCATTCAAGCGTGAAGTGAAAGGTCTCGTTGACGGGGCCGTCGAAAACGCTAACCTTTTCGTTCCTCCCCACCTGAAAACCGACGAGGAGAAAAACGCTTACCTTACCACTCAGCGTAGAGCACTACGGGCCGTATTTACTGCTGAATTGGTAGCGAAAACCGATCCGGAACGTGGAACTGTCTTCTTTGAAGGCGATACCGCTTTATTGAAAGACGGTAAAGTTTTAAACCCTACCGATATTATCAAAGACCGTTACAAAACCTTCCTGGCTCCTGAAAAACAACAGCAGCAAGGTACGGGAACGGGTGGTAATGGGAGTAACGGCGGGGAGGTAAACAAATACGCGGGTATGTCTCAGGATCAGGCCCGTGAACAATTGAATAAAGATGGTCATCCCCGTGGCTCCGATGAGTACAACAAAGTGATGTCCTCTTACGATCAACAACAGTAAACATTAAGCCCGGTTCCTTCAGCCAGAACCGGGCTTTCAGCAGCTAACAAACCTTTGTCCCGGGCGGCGTAACATTGTTTCACGCTAAATTCACTTGAAAATGGCAGGTATAGCTGCAACCGTTTTTGACAAGGCCGTGATTATGGCCAAAGACCGTTTCACCCAGTTTGAGAATCGTCGTCCCCTAATGGGTTCGTACGATGCCTTACGAGAGGGAACAAGCCAATTAGTCTCAAAGACCCCGTTAGAGGATGCACGCAAGTCACCGACGCGTCCCGTTACAATCCCTGTTTTGAAGCGTTATGAAGCAACGATTCACAACAAACGGGCGGTGGTTCTACCCGGAGATGAGCCAGAATCTGATCTGGTGTCTTTAACCTGGAATACTCGCGGTTTTACGGCAAAGTCCCGTGAAGCCGTTCACCAGGGCAACTACATCAGTGAAGCTGAATATATTGCTCACCAAATTGAGCAGGGCCTGCGTACGGTGTACCAAACGGGTGTAATTACGGGGAAAGAGTCGTTTGATAAACTGGCTACGGATTATCTGAATGCATCGAAAAATACGGCTCTGGCCACGACAACCTTAGCGGGCGTAACGATTGCCGGAGGTGCCTACGAAATCCCTCAGGACAAGTTGTATTTGTACATGCCGACTTTGTTCATGAAAAACGAACTAGGTGGTCCGTTTCACGATGTTGCTAATTACGATGCTTATGCGATGCGTACGTACATGAGCACGATGGGAGCTGCTAACCAGCAGAACCTTGAAAAACTGCTGTCGGCTCAGTATGACTTTGGTTACTCGCAGCACATTGGTGTAGCAAATGGCGTGTTAGAGTCGCACTACTTTATCCAGAAGGGAAGCTACGGCGTACTGGATTGGATCGAATACGACTGCCGCATGAACGGTGGCTACGACGGCAAAGGTAGCTGGGACGGTACGTACAAGTATACGACTTGGCAAGACCCGTATGGAACGCTTTGGGGAGTTCTGGTCACCATGGGCCCCAACCAAAATGACCTGCCCGGCCTTGAACGTTCGTACGCAATGCAGATGGACTTTTTCAAAGACACTGCATTCGTAAAATCTTACTCGTCTGAGGTTGGAAAATCTGAAACGATTAAGGTCAATGTGAAGCCTCCGACCACGGCTTCACAGGCGGCATAGGTTACTCTCACCCCTGAACATCGTAGCCCCGCCCAGCAAACGGGCGGGGCTATTTCTTTAAAACGGCAATGATTTTAAGCGAACGTATATTTTCAGAATTGGCCGGGCTGGTGGGATACCGATCCAGCTTTGATAAGGAGGATACCATCGACACCGATATCCAGGCTTCCGAGTCTGGATTACTGGTTAATGGGGTTCACGCGTTGATCAATTCCGGCAATCTCCTTGCTACACTGGCAGATGGTCCGCAGAATTTTATCGCATTCACAGCCTATGACCTTCAAACGACCTTTGCAAAGGGTACCATCGTCAAGTCGGGCGATAAGCTGTACACCAGCTTGCAAGACAACAATCAGAGTCACCCGGTAAGTGATGATACGTGGTGGAAACCTACTAGCCTGCTTTCTCAGGTTCTTCGCCGTACGTACCGGGACGCAGTTACAACGGTACTGAATTCATTCCTCGATACGAAGAAAGAAGCCGGAGCCGGCAAGGAGCTACTCAGTAGCGGAATGCTTTTAAACGAGAATGGCCGCCTGCCCGATCAGATCGAAAAGAATGGCCGTTTCGTCGGGTTTCTCATCCGGCCTAGGGAAACGGATCTGGCTGTAGTTCTTCGCCGCGTAGGTGTGCAGTTTTCCGCTAACGGTACTATCCCCATCAAAATCTACCGAATCACGTCTGATGAACCTTTGCAATCGATCCCTGTCAATTATCAACATCAAGGCAAGTTCTTTTATGACTCGCTTTCGTCGCCGGTATCTCTACCGTATTGGTCGGAGAATGTAATGGGTGAAACGTACCTGGTGGGGTATGATGAAAACGACTTACCCGAAGAGGCCCGAGCCGTTCGCGTGGCTCATACGATCGGTAAGGGCAATTGCTGGGGGTGTAACCCGGCTTACGCTACGATCGTCGGCAAGTGGAGTCCCTACGTGGAAGTAAAAGCCATCTCCGCTCCGGCAAATGCGTTGGGTGATGAGGAGGGGTATACGTACCACACGGATACCAATTTCGGCTTGAATCTGGTTTTCGACGTGGTGTGCGATGTTACCGAGCGGGTAATTCAGCAGAGAAACATCTTTGCTCGGGCCATTCAGCTCCAGTGGGCAATCGGACTACTGGAAATCATGGCCGCGTCTACACGGGTGAATCAGGCCGGGAATGTAGCTGAGGTGAAAGCCTACAACTATCTGTACGAGTTTCAAAACCCCCAAAACCCGCATACGCTTCTCAAGCAGGCCATGAAAAGTTTGAATCTGGATCTTTCGGATTTGAATGAAACCTGTCTGCCTTGTAAGGATGCGAATACGGGAATCGAGATAGGAGCCTGGTAACATGGGAACGAAAGCCGATCAAATCAAAGAGTTTTTCATGGGCCCACTCAAGGCTATCGACATGAAGGGGCTTATTGACTGGGCCGTAAACCGCCATTCTACGTACGCTCTGGAACTCAACAAACGCCAGCTGAAGGTGGGGCAACTCGATACGGGTAAACCCATTACGCCGCCCTATACGAAAATGACGGTTGCCATCAAAAAAGCCAAAGGCCAGCCCTATAACCGGGTAACGCTCAAGGATACGGGGGATTTTCAGGATAGCATGTACATGAAGCGGGTTCGAGGCGGGAATGAAATCACGGCCTTTGACTGGAAAACGCTTTCGCTTTCTCGCAAATACGGCGTAGACATCTTTGGTCTGAATGATCGCAACAAAGGCATTCTCTGTAACCGGATGAAGCCTGATGCCCAGAAACAATTCAAATCCCTATTGCGGCACTTATGAATCCTGCTATTATTCATACCCTTAATGACACGTCCGGGGCGGCTGGTCTGGAACACGTGATTTTACAGCTCCAGCTGAGACTTTCAATGCTTCCCTGGCTGAAGGTCATCTATGGCCGTGCGTTTACCGTCTCGAAGTTGAAAGAAACAGAGGCCGAACCCGCCGTATACACAGGCCAAAACGAATACAGAAGCGTATTGCCGAACGACTTTGTTGAGTCTCAGTCTTTTTTCCGTACGGAAGGACCGGAGCGGTACGGGGATGCATTGCTTTCGACGGGCGGCTACCTGGCGAATCGCGACTTGAGCCTGATCGTTTGGGTTAACCTTCACGAACTCGATCACCCGAGCCGGCGTGATGATATCTACCTCGAAACCCTGAAGTATGAAGTTGAAGAGCAACTTCGGGCCTGCGAGTTCGTCATGAAAATTGATGAGTACTACGATGATCATGCCGCGGATATCTTTCGCGGGTACGATCTCGAACCAATCAAACCCGAACGTCTTAAGTTTCCGTACTGCGGCTTTCGTATATCGCTCACCGTCTACTACCAAAAACCATGTTGAATGACGTCATCTTTGTAAGCCTCGTAGTCGTCGGGGTTTTATTCGTTTGCGGTAAATGGGAACTCTCCGATTGGGCCTATCAGCAAACGGGCTGGCAGGTGTTTCGCTGTATGTACTGCCAGAGTTTCTGGCTTAATTGCTTGATCTTGCTCTTTGTGATCCCGCCCCTGTTGATCCTTCCTGCAGCTCTGGCCGGAGCCGCTTTCGGTACCCCTTTTCTCATGATCTTAAAACGCGGAATATGAAAACGATCCCTATGGGCGGTCACAGCGTAGCGTTCTACGACTCGATCTTTGAAACGCCGATCGCCATCTACAAACTTCATGAACGCTACGCTGCGGCGGCGGCCTTCACGGTCGATAACCTGGGCAATTACAATGATCGCATTGCTTCGGCCTTGAATCACCTGGCGTCGGGCAATACGGAGGCAGTAGAAACCGAACTACGGAATATGTATTTCGGCCTGTATCAGTTCCTGGGAGGAATGGACATGAGTAGTATGGCCCTTTTGTGCTTAGCCGCTGAAGTGGATGGGATGCCCTTTCGCAAGCGGGATGAAGAAACGCTTATGAAGCTCCGGGATAAGATGTCAGAATGGGGGTTTACCGCTGCTGATGCTGATAAACTGGCGACGGATTTAAAAAAAAACTTCAAACTGAGCTGGACCGATCTTTCCCCGGATGGTTCGGAATAGGGGATGCCGTTAGCAGGGATGCCCTGCGGTATTCGCTGATTTGTCAGGGTGAATTCTACGCCGATCCTACGCCCGATAACGAAAAGCGGCACAAAGCGGCCATGCTGACTTATTCTGAACTGACTGAGCCGCCAAGCTTCGACCCTCGCAATCCGGATAACTTCATCATCGATCTGGAAAAGTCATTTGCCCGTACCTGTGCCGCCTTGGAAGAAAACGGGTGTAAAGAACCCAAGGAACTGAGCATTTTCGAGTTTTATGCCCGAATCCAACAATTCGAACAACGCAAGCCTCATGCTAAATCAGAATAATTTTTTACGGTGGTTTAATCAACCAGGTCCCGAAAGCGGCCTGTTGCCCCGTCCATTCATTGGGGATGGTAAGCCAAAAGAAGGACCCGCGTTGGTCGTACTTGTCCCGGGCGAAACGTACTACTACTATGTAAACGCGGCAACCATGCCCGCGGGCGATTGGAAGTTACTCAATGGGGCGGGAGTAGAGGTCGGCGGCGTTAATCACACGCTTTCAGAAATAACCTTTTTGGCGGGTAAGCATGGGTACGGCTCCTTTTCCCTTTCGGGCAATGTTAAGCCGGGCGTTTACCGTATCAAATCCGGGAATTTGTACAGTAATGTAGTCGAGGTTATGGCTACGGCCGACGCCGAACGCTACAGTCGGGTATTTTCCTTCAAGAGCCCAAACAAATTGCTTGATTTCTACTGGCCATACCTGCCTGTCGATTATCGACAGGCCTTTCGGTTGAAATGTAACCTGACCGATCAGCAACCCGAACACGACAAGGAGGTGTACCGGGAAGCTACTACGGGCCGTACGCGTAATTTCAAGAGTTTTCCCCGTTGGTTTTACAAGATTAATTTTCTGGAAACCGAACCCGATAACTGTCGGGCGTTGGCTGTTATGCTGGAATGTGATGAACTTTACATCGCTGGCAAACGGGTTAGTTTCAAGTCCGGTTTGAAACTGAATACCAGCCTGACTACCACTTATGTAAATTCTGAATGTGAAGTGTACGATGATGACTTTACGGCTCTGAATTACTGCTGATTTTTTGTATCTTCGGGGCATGTTCACAGCCTTTGCATTAGGAGTATTCGTCGCCTTTGTTCTCTTTGCCATTTACCTGAAGAAAAAGGCTCCTTCCAACGAGGAAATCGTTCGGAGCAATCAGGAAATTATCAACCGTAGCATTGAACTCAATGCCATGGCAAAGCGTGAGATTATCAAGGCACAAATGGCCGATCATTTGCGTCAGATCGAAGAAATGTACAATGCCGGGGAGATTAGCCCCGAAGATTACAGAGAACTTTCCGAGCCGCTACTAGCCTCTATCTCCCTGAATGACTTACCCGAAGGAATCGCTCTGAGTTCCGATAAGAAATAATCCTTAACTTCACGTCTGCCAACACTTGCCCGCCTAAAATCCTTTAGGCGAATATGTCCATTTTGAACCACGGGGATTTCTTTGATTTCCCTGGTTACGAAAAACAGCTCAATAATCTGGAGCGACTGTTAGACCGTTTTGGTCAGTCGCAAGAAAAGTGGCTCGATCGTCTCAAGAATTCAAACGATCAGCTACGTAAGAACGCCATTCAGACCACGAATGCCCTTCGTGGTCTCGACGTCATGCCCGGTGAATCCGTCACAAAGCTAAAAGAGCTAGGTAGTGAACTGGATCGTACTGGTACGAGAATCAAGCAAAACTCCCAGTACGCCGAATTGCTGACCAGTACGTACAATGCCAATAAGCATAGTATCGACCAGCTGAAAGGCGTAATGAAAGAGTTGGAACGGCAATACAATCAACTCGATCCCAAAAGTGAAAACTTTGCGGCTGAGCAGAAACGTATAGCCGATCAGGTTCGAACTACGTCTGGAGCTATCACCCTGCAAAGTACGGTTCTCAAAGCGGCGAAAACGCAGCTCGATTCTGCCGATCGCAGTTACACCAAGCTTTCCCAACAAACCAACCAACTCCGCAAGAACCTTCGGAGCCTTCCAGACGCGTTCAATGCCGCTACGGGTGCTATCAACACCAATAACCGGCAGGCCGTACTACTTCAGGAGCAGATTCAGAAGAACGATAAGGCCCTGAAAGCAATGGACGCCACAATGGGCGTTCATACGCGTAACGTAGGGAATTACAAATCCTCCCTGGAAGGTATTCGCAGTCAGCTCGTTGGGGCAGCGGCTGGATATCTTTCTGTCGATGCAGTTATCAGAGGTATTGCGGGCGGTATCGAGATCATCGATACCATGCACCGACAGGAAGTAGCTTTGAAAAACGCCTCGTCATCCACGGTTGAGCTGAATAAGAATCTTACCACGGCACGCGGTCTGGCGAAGTCCTACGGGGTAAACCTGAACGAAACAACCGACGCGATTCGCAAGTTTACGGGAGCCACGCGGGGAACGGCCATCGAAGGGGATAAGGCTCGACGCGTATTTACAGCCTTTACGTCCAACTTTGCTGCCAACGGAGCCAGTGCCGAGGAGCTCTCCCGGGCCATGAAGGCTTTGGGAGACATGATGAGTAAGGGTACCATCCAGGCCGAAGAGTTGAAAGGTCAGTTAGGTGATGCCATGCCTGGGGCCATGAAGACTTTCGCGGATGCTATGGGTGTTTCTCAGCGAGAACTCATGAAGATGATGGAGAACGGGGAGCTGCTGGCTGAGGACGTACTACCCAAGGTTGCAGCCGAGCTGGAGAAGATCACCGGAAACAAGGCTCAGGAGAACTTGAAAACTATCTCCGGATCCTGGCAGGTAGTGAAGACTAATTTTCAACTCTTTCTAGCGGAGTTCAACAAAACCGGGGCTGTCAGTAATTTCTTCGCCGTGCTGAATGGTAACATCGCTAAGACTTTCGAGGTTTTCCGGCTGGCTAACAAATACGGGGGAACCAAGGGCATTCTTGAAATGGCTGGGCGGGCTACGGCCGATATGATGACCTTCAATACGTTTGGTCTGGCTAACACTTCCTATCAACAACTGGCCAGTAGGGAAGCCCGCGAACAACGTGTTACGGACTTTGCCGGCTCCTCAGCCCAAGAGCAGGAAAAATTCATCAAGACACAAACCCGTGCGATTGAGGTTCAACGGACCAGAGTTGCGGATTTGCAGAAAACGGTTGACAAGCTCCAGAAGGGCTATAAGGATACCTGGAATGATGGCGGGAAGTCGTACCGTATTTGGAGCGAGAATATCAATAAGGCCCGTAAGGATTTAGCTGAGGCAAAATCAACCTTGGATTCATACTCGAATGGTCTGATCAAAGCCAACCGGATACACAAGGAAACAGTGAGCAGGATACCCGCCCTAGGTAAGCCTTTGGATAAAGCAACGCCGGATAAACTCGTTACTTCCGTCCGGGAGCAGATCGACGCCATTCCGAACGCCCTCATTGGCAAGAACGGCAAGGCGGAACTCACCAAAGACCAGACGAAAGCCTTGAAAGGTGCCCGGGAAGAGATCCTGCAACTCTACAATACTCTTTCCAAGGGCGAGGTAGCCCGGCTCAACCTTTCGTCTTTGAAAACGGAGCTTAATGAGTTACTGTACGGTAAAAAAACGGACAACTCCGGTAAGAAAGCCGCCGCTGCTCGTCAGAAGGAAATCAGGGATCAGTTCAAACTCATCGAAGGGTACGTAAAAGATGCTCAGGAGGAACTACAGAAGAACATTCTTGGTGCGGACAATGACGACCTGCTGGAATCGCTCCGGGAACGCCTGAAGAAAAGCATTCCGGGTATTGAAGCGGAGCTAACGAAAGGAAATCAGAAGGCCAAATCCCTACTGAAGAAAATCGAGGAGACGTTTCGTAATAAAATGCCCTGGTTAAAACCCATGCAGTACGATACTGATACCGTACTGGGGCAGGCTCTGAAGGACGGGGAGAAGTTTCGCAAATTCATCCAAAGCGGCGGGTTTCTGGCCGCCGTGCGGAAAATTCAGAAGGATCTTCTCGGCGATTACAAGACGTTTGAAGAAAACGCAAAAACGACGATTCTGCCCGGGGGCGGTTTGTCGAATCGGCTTTCCAAACGGTCGGAGCAACAGGCGACGACCTATATGGAATATCAGCAGGAATCAGGCCAACTTAACCGGGAGCTCGATTCCTATATTTTCCTAAAAGAAGCGGAGCGGAATGAACTTCAAAGCCACCTCAAGCAAGTTTATCAGTGGGAATTAGCTGGCAAAAACGATCGGGCAAAACTGGCACGGGATGAGTACGAGTACAAGAAACATCTGATCGAAGAGGAGGCCCGTAGACGTCAGGAATCTTTGGAGCAGGGTATCCAACTCGCCGCGGAGTTCGGTAGTGCCATTTTCGAAATCAATAATGCGTATCGCGATCGGGATCTGGCTAACCTGGACAAACAGAAATCGCGGGAGTTGGAACTGGCAGGTGACAACAAAGACGCTCAGAAGCGTATTGAGGAGGAGTTTTCTAAGCAACAATCTGAAATTCGGATGAAACAGGCCCGAGCGGACCGGGCCGCTGCGTTGCTCCAGATTGTAGCCAATACCGCCATCGCCGTATCAAAGGCCATCGCCCAGTTTCCGATTACGGGCGGTCAACCTTTCGCCGGGTACGCGATTGCTCAGGGAGCCATCCAAGCGGCGTTGGTACTCGCGAAACCGCTACCCGCGTACGCAGTAGGTACGAAAAATGCTCCGGAAGGTCCGGCCCTCGTCGGCGAAAAAGGTCCGGAGCTTCGCAAGTCCCAGGGCAAGTACTTCTACTACGACCGTCCAACCGTTGCCCACCTAAACCGGGGGGATACGATCTACACCGCAGCGGAAACGCAACGAATCCTCCACGATGCCCAGGTCAACGGGTCGATGGCGGGTAGACTTCATCAGGCCCGCCTTGGTGAAGCGATCTACGTACAACAGCAAAGTTCCGCCCACATTGATGAGCGGGCGATTGGTGCGGCATTGGGTGAGCAAATCGCAGACCTACCGATTCATGAAACGCACTTCGATGAGCGAGGGGTACAACGCTTCATCCGTCGTAAAAACACCCGAACCAGATATTTGAATGACCGATTCAATCTACGCGGATAACGGTACTACCGTTGAAATACCGGCACTTCGGGAGGAATTGCCGGTATACTTCCGTTTGGTACACAACGATGATATCGTGTACATCGACGAACCCGCTCACTGGGATGAACTCGAACTGACTGCGAAACGCGACACAGATTGGCACGGTTTCAACTTCGATTACACGGACGGTGAAACAGAACTCGCTTTCACCTGTTCAGCTGGACGGGGATTGATCGAAGACGTGTATAAGGTCGATGGTCCAGACGGTCAGATTTTCTTGGAAGTGACGACGCTTCCACCTAGTCAAATCGTTCACGTAGTGGAATACCGGTACCGCCTGAACCTGGCTACCCGTGCTCGGAAGGACTATATAGTAACTTGTGAAATTGAGCGGGATACCCTGCATGAAAAAGTGAAAGCCCGGTGGGAAAACACGGTCAATCTCTTCGAGGCGAAAACCTTGGATGGGGTGGCGATCGATCCGATGCCTGTGTATGACTTGCCCTTGCACGGAAAAGTCATCCAGCAAAAGTTCTCGGCGGTCGTAACCTCGCAAAAACTTACCGAACAAACCTTTCAAGGCGATACGAACGGGCACGTGTGGGTGTCCTTTGATACGTCTGAGCCCTCTGTTTCGGAAATCAAGGAAGCCGTAGCGGGTAAGCCCTTCGGCATTTCTGATTCGGAAGGCCCGGTGCACTTTGACGAGTATCTTTTCAAGTTCGAAAGCGAGGGTGACTACCGATTCAAAATCAGCCTGGACTTTACGGTTGATTTTTCAATCAAAAAACGGGCAGTATCGATTGGTGCCAAGAAAATTACTTCGTGGTTTTTGGACGCTTTTCTAGTACTTGATACGGAATCGCCGCGGGGGGCTTCACCCACGAAGTTCCTCCGGATCGGTACCCGGCAAAGTGGCGGCGGCGGCGGTACCAGCGTTACGGGTATTCGCCTGCAGGGAGCTATTGACGAAATTGTTCACATGAAGGCCGGGTGGCGGGCTTACCTGTACGGTATCCTGCATTTCGAGCACAATGCGAACGAGCTGGCCTCTACGACCGTAAAGGTTCGTTGCGATAAATCAGCTGTAGAGGTAATTGCTTCAACGTATTCAGATGGAAGCCTTTGCCGGGCCGTTTGGCTAAAAGATGCGATTGAGAGGACCCTAACCCAAATCACCGGGCAAACGAAGGTACTGGAGGCTCCTTACTACTCCTTTGCCTCATCTGAACAACCCGTTGCCGGCTGCGGGGCCAACCGGATGATCACGAACGGTTTCCAGATTCGGCAATTCGAACCGGATAAGCACGGCGTGGAAGTTACGCTAAAAACCTTACTTACGGCCTGTAAAGCCTGGGACGGGATTGGATTCGAATACACAAATGACGAAGAGGGTAATCAGATTATACGCTTACTGCCCCGGGAACAGTTCTACGCCGACGTCGAAATCATCGACTTGGGCGAATGCTCAGATTACTCCGAGGAAACAGCCGCTGAGTTGCTGTATAACCGGGTACAAGTCGGGTATCAGAAATATTTCGATGAAGGGCTAAACGGATTGGATGAGTTTAGCACCGTTCACGAGTACACGTTACCTACACTGGCCGGGGGCGACCCCTACCAAAAGGATCCAAATAAATTGGAGCTGCTATCACCCATCCGGGCGGATGGTTACGGCATCGAATCCGTTCGCCGGGTACAATTCGAGAAAACCCCCACGGATTCCACCTCGGAAGATGATGAACTGTTCGTGGTTTGTACGACCCCGCCCACGGGTTCTACTATGTCCGTACTGGCAGAAATCTCGGACGGAAGCCTGGGCGGATTTTACCTGAAAACCGTCACCAAGCTTCCGAATGTCCGGCTCGGTGCTTTGGTAAAAGTTCAAAGCCCTCTCAATAGCGGCACGTTCAAGGTATTAAACGACGGGGCGGTTCGCTCTGCTCCCGTGGGAACCTATCTCAACTGGGAAAACAAGTACGTGTACTGGATTGACGGAACTCCAAACCCGGAATCTCAGACGCAGATGATGATCACGATTGCCAGTAGTCCGGCTTCCAGTGAGCGAAACGAAAGCTTTGCATCAGTGGCAGGTATTATTTCACCTGAAACAGCCTACAATCTGCGACTGACTCCGAAACGGATGCTGCTGGCGAATGGTCCGTTAGTGAGTATTGGCCTTGCGTACAAAAAGCCTGATCAGATCCTGAAAAACGGCTACGCCAAACAAAACGGGGACCTGGTAGCGGCTTTATCCGCTTCGGATGCGTGTGCAACCGAATATGAACCTGTTACCGAAAAAGCCGATGTAACAGTAGAGCAGGTTAGGGGGCAAATTGCCAAATACTCTCCCGAATTTGTCTACTTCAGTAAACGCCTGTCGCGTAAAACGTTTATGCTCATCCGGCAGGCACTACGGGGTAAGGCGACTCCGGAAACGAATTACGGATACGTGACGGTAACGAATGATCTGGGAGAACGGGTTTCGGGGTATGTGATGGAAATGAAGTACAAACCTCTTTCTGAGCAGGTTGATTTTAAACTCTTGAAAAAGTTTGTACCTTCACAACCGCCAATTCTTTTGCCCGAGTGTAGCGATTACGCCGACTGGACATTCTTGGATTTCGAGAATACCACAGACGACGTAAGAAAACTGGAAGAATGTCGATTCGACGACTTCAGCTAACGCTCACATGGGGTTCATTCTATCGCTTATTGAGGATTTTGATACGCTTAGGGAGGGCTTTCGTCGCAAAGTCAACCAGCTTATCAAAAAAGCCATCGTTGACCTTGTTCTCGATCAAGAGGGCAAGGTTATTCTGCATACACAAGATGGCAGCACGCTACAGCTAAACCTGGCTGAACAATATCCCCGTCGCAGTGAGATTCAGGATCTATTGGATGGCACCGGCAAGATCATTCCTTCGCAGGATAACCAGCGGGAAACGACTTTGCCAGTTGTGTCGGACGGGCAGCCCGCCCTTGAAAATGGGCTAGCGGGAACGTCTACTGGACCCGTGCGGGTGTTTCTGAATTCAAAACGTATATGGCTTGACGTTGGCAACGCTACGAAAGACGCGGACGCATACTTTTCCTTTGACGGTGGGCTTACAGCTCTGCCAAATAGTAACGTTCCGGCCGGAGCCGAACTCTTCTTTAATCCCACCAAAGCAGGCTTCCCCCTTACTGATCAGGATAAAATCACGCTTGATTATTCCTTGGAAGTTATTCAGCAACGGACCGAAACCGGACAGGCGGCCATTCAGTCTCTAGATCCGGATCATGAAGTAATCATGGCTGAGGAGCCAGGGCAGTTAGAATACAACATTGACTTGCAGGGGGGGAAGATTCTCTTTATTATCTACTACAATTACTTCCCGGAGGGTCAACTGCCTAAACCCTTGGTGAAGACCCAGTACGATTACCAAAACGGGCTTTTGACGCTTAAAAACCTTGGTTTTGATATCAATGAAGGGGATGCCGTTATCGTGTACTTCGTCAAACAAGGAACAGGCTTATTTCTGCCTTTCGAAACAAGAGAAGTAGCTGATCGGGTAGAGTGGAAATACGTGCATGAGGGTTTCTCAGCGTGGCGATTACTCTTCACAAAAAGTTCAATGGGTTCACTTCAAATGGTATCTACTCAATCACAGTTTGATAGTGCCGCGTCTGGACCCTTGCCTAAGCTAATTGATTTCAAGGCTAACGGCTTGTTCCGATACTCCCCAGGGCTGCCCCTAGAAAAAGTTTTAACCTATACGAAGTAATGAAATTATCCGCCAAAATTCAGCAGGAAGAACCTGGCAAGCAATTACAGGATGTTCAGGAGAATCAGCAGCAGAAAGCAAAGATGGTTGCACTTGAGCAAAAGGTTGATGCTGTTACCCTTGGACGAAACCCAAAGGGTTCTTGGAATCCTAAAACCAACACCCCCAACATCGTTGCCACCCTAGTTAAGGCGGGCGACTCGCTTATTGTTAAGCTTCCCCCGAAAGAGGTGTATCATAGCGAAGTGATGAATGTCGATGTGCAGAATGGGGATGAGTTCATTTTGTACGGGGATGAAATCGTTCACATCGAAAATTCGAAGGTTCCAGGGGCTGAAACAGTTACACCCGACACGCTCGCACCCGACACATTGTCAATGCTACCAGAGAACTATGAGTTAGGTAATGAAACCGTATTTTACCCCATCGTCGCTGATCAGCAAGGGCGTTTAGTGCTCTATGGAACAAAAGATGGCAGACTATGGGGTAATTTCCAGATTTCTGAGCAGGGCATTCCCGCCAGTTCTATTGGTGGCGACAAATTGAAAACGGCCAGCATTGACCTTTCCAGGCTGGCCAGCGAAGTCAAAGATGTCATGCCAGTCAATTACGACGGATCAGGTCTTACTATTTATCCCATTGTCACGGATCAGGAAGGTCGGTTAGTATTGTATGCTACAAGTGACAGTCAATTACACGGAAACTTTCAGATTTCTGAACAAAGCCTACCTGCGGGGTCGGTTGGCAGTGACAAACTCAAAACGGCCAGCGTCAACCTTACTAAATTAGCCAGTGATGTAGCTCAGGTTCTCGTACAGTCCTACGACACGAACGGACGCACCCGCTATCCAATCGTAATGGACGATGATGGGCGGCTGGTGCTTTCCTCGGGGCAAGACGGCTCAATTCTGGGAAAGTTTGACCTGAGCTTATCCAAAGTACCCTATACTTCCCTGCCTTCTGAGGTTACCGGAGGACTAATTACAACCTACGAGGCTTCGAACGTCACCCGGTTTCCCTTGGTGATGGATCAGGACGGAAAAGTATGTGTGTGGATTGAAAAAGACGGAAGTCTATCGGGGAAAATAAGTCTGGCCGTAGGCAGCGTAACGGAAGAAAGTCTTTCGGATGCCGTCAAAGCTAAACTAGTGCAGCCAGCTTTTTCACGGCTAAATAGCTATAACCCGGCTCATGTACAACTCGAAGACGATGAGAGTTGGCGGGGTAAACGCATCGAAATCCCGCTATCACTGCCGGGTTCAGGCATACCCTTTCACCGCTTCCCCAGTCTACGAGTGCCGCACCTTCGCGGCATCAACACCACCGATGTATCCCTGGAGTTTCGCCGCTCGATGAGTCTGGCCATTCGCGGCAAAGTCTACCAGGGCACGTTCGATCCGACCGTTTCGGGCTTTGTGGGACTGAATCTTCGTACGCCCCGCTTTGGCGATGCTTCCACGGCGTGGCCACCGCTGGCTAATCCCCAGGCGGGCGATTACGTCGAGCGTTTCAAGGCAGGTTCTACGACTGAAGGGGGGCTTCCTTCCAAACGTGGCGACCTGTTGGTCTACAATGGATCTACCTGGGGCGTACAACCCGGTCCCACTTCAGCAGCCAAGCCCGGCGACTTCTGGCGGGTAACCGCAGCAGGAAAATTCGGCGATCTCGACCTGAAGGTAGATGATATACTTATTTCCACCGGTCCCGAATTCAACGGCGGTACGGGTACTTTTCCCCGCTACATCGTCCGGCGTCCGGGTGAGTTCTTCGTCATGGGCGAATGCAGCTCTGCTAACGTACCCGCAGTCACGCTCGACGGAGCCCTGTATATTTTCTCAAATTCATCTACCGTTAAAGGGGTTGCTGGCAACCGGGGTGATTACCTAATCTACGAAAATGGAGTTTGGGGACTCTATTCCGGTGGTACGGTCACCGTGGCCCCCGGAGCTACTTTCGTGCTCAACTGTAGCAACGCTAACGAGTGGGAAGTTCGCCGGGCCGATGTGTATCCCGGCATTAAGGGCATTACGGCTTACAGCCAGGTAGCTACGCTCTATTTGCGAGTGAGTGATGGAATCGTGCTCTTTTCGGATTCCATGTTCGGCAATGGATTCATTGGTACGACCATTGCCACCCTGGTTTCCCCGCGTTCCTGCACGACGGAGAGCTTCGGGGGCGGTACGTCCTGGGACGTTCTCTCCATGGTGCATAAACGCATCCGGTCTGGAGATATTCACGCGGGCAAGTTGCACGTATTCTGGCACGGTCAGAATAATCAGTACGATACGGCCCAAACCAAGGAAGTAGCTTACCGACTGGCATCCCTGATGGGGGCGGCTCAGCGTCGTTTCCTATTCTGGTCGGTGCTGGGTCAGCGAGCTGCCGATTTTGACGGTAACCGGATCACCGTGCCCATTCAGGAAGGAGCTTTCGCCGGCACCAACCACATTTCGGAAATAGAAAATTTCTACGAATACACCTTCCCGCGTCAGTGGTTCTGTCCCCGAAAGGCCCTACTTACCTGGGCTGCGACCCAGACGGACGTTCCGGATCTTCAGTATCCCGGCAAGTCGGTTGCTGAGACGGCAGCACTGTACGGTGTAGTGCCCTTGAACGTATTCCTTTCCTACGCTTCCCTGCCCAATCAGGGCAAGGGCTGGAACTTCCAGGGCTACCGCTCGGAAGGCACGATGCCCACGGGCGGCTTGCACCTGGATTACTTCATCCGCACAGACAATGGTAATAAGGGTTATTTCTACGTCAACAATCAGGGTGTCTGGTCAGCGATCAGCTTTGACTTTACCCACCTGAACAGCTTTGGCGGCCCCATCCTCGCTCAAAAATTCTACGAATTTCTTACCCTAAACAACTTGTAAAAATGGCACTTGGTCAATATCTAAAACTCGGTGGCGTGGTTACTGATCCGAGTCTTCCTTTTTTTTATCCTGAAGATTCGCGGATCAACAAAGGCTCGCTGCTCCTGGTAAACTTCGCTAATTCGCTGGGCTATGAAGGTTCAAATCCGCCGATTACTGGGACGTTGGTTTACAATCTGGCCTGGCGAGCAGCCAAAGCAATGATTGGGACGGGGGATCGCACCAGTCTTTCGCTAGTGGCCAACGTGCCGTTCGGAGCTGCGGAAGGAAAGCTGGAGTTCACGCCCAAAAAAGGCCTGCACGTCATTACCAGTCAGGTAAACATGGGGCAGGGAAAAGGCTTTTCGATGTTAATTCCTCCGGCCATCATGGCCTACCTGCACCAGTACTCCGATACTCACCAGTATTATTTCCGGATATCTGAACGGTTGACGAGACAGCCCGATTTGAACTCGGGAGACGATAACCGTCTGGTGATTGCATCCAATTCCGGTGCATCGGGCAATTACCTGGCCCGGATGGCAAAGGGCGGGAGTCTGCCGAACGCCTCTACGGCGAATAGTTTTGGCGGCAGTTTCTCTTCTCAGTCGGCTACTGCTCTGGGCAACTTATTCCGAAACGTGGCTACGAAGGCATGGACGGGAACGAAACAGGCTAACCCGGCAGATATTACGAATCGCTTCATCTCGGTTGGCCCGGTTGGTGCCTACCAATCGATCGATGTGAATAAGTCATCATCTACCGTGTTGTACGAAATCTATATTGAAGATCTCACGGTATCTGGCCGCACCTACGCACAGGCTCATGCCGCAGAACTAGCCATCCATAATGCAGATTTTGGGGCGGGCGGACGGTTCTCGGGCGATACCATTCCTACCGACCCTTCCACGCTTCCTTAAGTTATCTCCAATGATTAACTACAATCAGGAAGGGTACAGCGGTCCCTTCATTCCGTTTTCGGGTGAAGAGATCGAATACCTGCGGGGCTCCTAGTTGCCCTAAAATATTTTACCCATTTCTCAACTCCAAAACACAAAATCAATGAAACGCTTCCTAGTCGTTTTTCTGCTCATTTTCGTCAGTAAAGTATCCGCTCAAACGCCGCAAATTCCCAAATACGGCGTTGGTGTGGATACCCTGATGATTCAGACCGTTTACACCGACCTCGAAGGCGTCGAGCACACCGAGCCAGTGAAAACGCTACGCGTAATGTCTAATACTCGCTCTGGTACGACGACGATGTATTACTCGCTCAATCCGCAGGTACTAGACAGTCACGTTCGCAGGCGAATATTCCCTGAAACCTCCAAGTAAAGTAGTCTCAAGCCCAACCTGTACGATTACCATTTTTTCACTCCAAAACGTCAAAACTGTATTCTATGAAACGTATAGTCATAATCGTTATGGCTTTGTTCGTGGCTTTATTGGCCAGAGGTCAAAGTAAGCCCAGCAATGATTCAAAACTCCCTTTTTTCGGAAAGCAGGGGTTTTGGGTCACTCCCGGTAATACGGCTTTACCAGCCGCACCAGGTGTTACTTCGGTATTGTATCCGATTTCTAAAGAACTGATTTATTACGATACGCCTACTGGAAAGGTTTATATACCGATCGGGGGAGGTGGGGTTACATACCTGCCAGGGAAGGGGCTTAGCCTGACAGAGAATAAGCTCAGCATTATCCAAGCGGATCAGGGAAGCTTGGGTAATATCAAAGTAGATCGCTTGATTTTCAATGCGGATAATATGCCTTCGCTCGTCACAGCTGAAGGTTTGAGTCTATCCAATGGTCAGTTTCTAATGAACCTGGGTACGACGACGGTCCGGATGGGTATTCAGGACTATCGCTTATTCCTCCAAAATGCTTTTGGAATTACGACAGGAGGCGGTGGTTCGGGGATTACCTGGGTGGATCGTCCGGATACGCATACGAGTCCCGGAAAGATTGGATACGCGTCGATCTGGCAGGATAAACTATTTGTGTACGGACGGGAAACGGGGCAGAGCCTAACCCAGTGGTTCATGCTGGAAGGGGTGGTCAAAAATTTCAGTTTCGACCCGCTTTCCCAGGAAGGAGCACCGACTGCGACGGGTACGTTTGATGCGTCTTCGAGCAAGCTGAAAGTAAACTGGTCAATTGCCCGCACGGACGTTATTAGCTGGGATGTCTTCGTGAGTGTCGGCGACTCATTGCATTACAACCTGGAAGCGGGAGGACTCGCCGCGGGTTTGAGAAGTCAGGATGTCCAGACGTACGGCGGGGATAAGTTCTATGTAAAAGTTCGTGGCCGACTGACTGAATCGGGAGCCTATACGCCCTTCTCGAAACAGATTGAAATCACCCGGCCCATTACCGTGGATGCCTATCTACCGGTGATCAACGTAGTCCTGACCCCCTTGAACGGCAGTAATGCCATTAAGGTGGATTTCACTACACAAGACGAAGGCGGGGAAGTGGTAGTCGAAATTTCATCCGATCCCAACGCAACGGCTTCGAGTGGTAGCTGGACATCTACGCAGTACGTGTTTGTTTCGGCTCCCGGTCAGCAGAGCGTCACGTTTACAGCTATCAACGATTACAACGCCCGTAAAATCCGGATTGGCCGTCAGGGTACCAAGCCCCCATCGGCTAAGCAGGTCTTTGGCCCGGTTTCGCTGACTAACGTAGCTGATCCCGTTTATGCACCTGTCATTACCAGTATCACGGCGTCAGCAGATGGTACGTCGGCTACCATTAATTACTCGGCTAACAATACCAATTATACGCGACTGGATTTCTATCGGAGTGAGGATAACGGGGCTACCTACAACGTAGCCATTGCGGCAGGAAACAGCGGTACCAGCTATACGAACGGTAATCTGACGCCCGGAAAAACGTATACGTACCGCCCGCAGGTTTTCAAAAACGGAGCCTACGGCCCTGCAGGGGAACCCAAGTCGATCACGATGCCCAGCGGCGGTACGTCAGATGCGATCTGTAATGTAACGGATGCGGCCTCGGGTGGTAATCAGGTTACGACAAAGTCCTACACGGTCACCAAGGCAGGAACGGTTAACTACATGTTTGATTCGGGGCTTATCCCGGATAAGCTGAGCGTCCGCAAAAACGGAGTAGTGGTGAATGCCTACACGGCAACGAGCTGGCGTACGGTGGGAAGCATTGCAGTAATCGCAGGGGACAAGCTGGACTTTGTGATTAATCCGCAGGTCACGGCGGATCAGGGAACAGCCTGGACGTTCTATGCCAACTGCTCGTCGGCTTACAACGTTGATGCTCCGCAGACGAATTTCAATTACGCGAACGCGGATTACCCCCGGATTGCCTCGATCACAACTGGCACCAACGGTAGCGGAGGCAAAACGTTTACGGTAAACGCGATCCCGGCGAAGAATTCTGGAAGTCAGGTGGTACGGTATAAAGCCGTAATGACCTTCTCGGGAAACACCTATCAGGCCAATACGGGCTGGTCAACCTCGAACGTACTCTCGACGGATCAAAACGGAAACGGCATTAACGCTAGTCAGTTCTACACCATCTACGTGCAGGATGCGGCGGGCAAAAGTTTCGCGATCGCCGAGGTACGGGATTCTAAGGTATACGAAAACGATCCGGCCTCTCAGCCCCTTCAGTTCTCCATTACCAATAGCACAACGACCAGCCTTACGGTAGCGGTCGCTAACCCTTCAAAGGCAGGCGTCATCAACTACAACTGGGCCATTTACCGGGTAGATGGCTCGCAGGATGGCGATTTTATCACTAACGATAATGACATTCCTTCCACGGCTACGGGCGGTATTGTTACGATTAACTCGGGCAAGCAGGGTGTCAAACCATTAGTGTCCGGTCAGCAGTATTATTTATATCTGGCTCAGAGCGGAGCTAACGGGCTGCAAAGCCAGACCCGAAACGCCCGGATTACGTTTACGCAGCCCAGTGGTGGATCGGTCGTAGGTCCCCAGGTCAAAGCCCTGTTGATTGGTAATTCTATAACCAGTCATGGGAACGATCCGAATCAGGGTTGGAACATCGGGGATGGTAAAGCCTGGGGCATGGCAGCAACGGCGGCAGATAAAGATTTCGCTTCGATCGTTCGTGCTCGCATGAAGGCGTCCAACAGTAACAGTACGTTAACGATTGGAAATGGCTTTGATTTCGAACGCTCGTACTGGAATAGCTACAATTACAACGGATTCCAACAGCAGGTATACCCAGTCAATCTGGTTATTCTTCGCATGGGTGACAACGTAGACGATTCGGCAGTTTCGGCTAACAATCTCTACGACCGTTACAGTCAGCTAATTGACGTTGCCCGTGAAGCGAATCCGGACGTAGATTTTATTATCAGTACTTCGTTCTGGACGAAAACGAACTATGACAATATCGTACGTCAGCTTGTTACTACGAAGCGTTCCGCTCGGAGTGCGATAGAGCTAGCGGATTTAGCCGGGTTCGATAAGTCAGAGTACAAAGCGTATAGCGACTGGCCGAACGCCGCAACGTCTGTAAAAGAGCACCCCGGTAACGCCGGCCACGCAGCCATTGCCGACAAGGTATGGGACAAATTCAAAGTTCTGTACAATCTGACGGGCGATAACCCTCCGGTTGAACCAGGTTCACCTGGAATCGATCCACCAACGGGAGGCCCCATCCAGTGGGGGGTAGTGCCGACTGGGCTTAAAACAGGACAGGATATTCCTACCGATATTCTCTACATGCAGAACGAGCATCTGCGAATCGGTCTGAATCCAAAGCTCGGCTTTTCGATTTACGAAGCCTACCACGCAGATGATCCGAACACGCAGCTGGTAAACGACGCTGATTACGGGCGGCAGTGGCAGTATGCCTATTACTCACACCCCACCACAGGTTATAAACCAAACGGAAAAGACCCCGGACATCCGAATTGGGACGGCATTGGGTACGATCCAATCCAAGCGGGCGATATGTGTGCAGGCTCTCAGGTCCTGCAATACAAGTACGACCAGGCTTCGAACATGATTTATTTCCGTACGCGGCCGCAGCTCTGGGGGTACTGTAATATTGCGGCTCCCTGCTACGTCGATACGTGGATTCGAATCGTGGGCAACTTCGTAGAATTCAGAAACATTCTCTACAACGAGCGGGATAACGATCCTCAATACGTCAATTTGCCGAGAGGGCAAGATATCGGTGGAGCGTTCACGAACGGAAAGTACTACGAATCAAACGTCTACATGGGCAACAAGCCCTGGACGGATGGCCCTATCGTTGCCCGCAAAATCCTGTATGATTTTCCGTTCGACTACTATGTGGTTGGGCCCAAGCATGACCAGCCACCTTACGATTGGGTATATGCAGACAAAGGCGATTACGGACGAACGCTTAAGTTTTACAATCCTGAGCGGTGGGCGACCCTTCGCAATCCTGAATCAGGCAGGTATGTGGGACTCTGGAGCCAATCGCCCACCTTTAATCACCAGACTGGCGGGAGAGAGCAAGGCAAATGGGACGGCCAGTACGGGGGTCCTTATGTAACGATTGGTACGATGCAAGAGCCTGCTACGCTTGCCAAACGCACGATTTTGGACTACGAATACACCTATATGATCGGGGGTAATCCTCAGATCATGCGGAATTATGCTTATGCAAAACGGGACTTCAAAAACGTAATCGACTGGAACTTCTCGACAGGCACCTCGGATTGGTCGATGAACAACCGCGACCAGGCGGAACCGCCGTTTGACGGAAGCTGGTACGCACCCGGCGATCAACACCAGATGAACCGGGTTTCGCCCGACATCGCGGTCGATGCTTCGAAGTATACGCACGTACAGGTTCGCATGGCCGTGGGAGGTAATCAGCAAAAGGCGGGAATCAGTTTCTTAAAAAGAAAGGATAACGGACTGCTCTACGATCATGATGACATTCCCTACCAGTTCGACGTCATTGCGGATGGCCAGATGCGGACGTATGAGATTGACTTGAGGACCAATCCGAATTATAACGGTATACTCTACCGAATTTACTTGGACGTCTTTGGCCAACCCCAACAAGGTCGTTGGTCGAGGGTTGAATTCGTGAAAGGTATTTACCGTCCTTAATCACACCTAACCCACCGGGCGGCTCCTTTGAAGGGCTGCCCGGTTTACTATCCTTATGAAACTACTCCTAAGACGCAAAGTCGGAAACGACAAAGCATCAATCGCCCAGCTGTCCGTTGACGGGGTTTTTGAATGCTACACGCTGGAAGACAAGGACCGGGAGCTAACCAGCACCATGCCCTTATCGGAGATCAAACAAAAGAAGGTACACGGTCAGACAGCTATTCCAACCGGTCGCTACAAAGTCGTGCTCAGCTACTCCCAGCGGTTCAAACGCATTCTGCCGGAAGTGAAAGAGGTGCCGGGTTTTGCGGGTATTCGGATTCACAGTGGGAACCACTCGGGAAATACGGAAGGATGCCCGCTCACAGGTACCTGGGACGGCAAGGCCGTGGATTGGATATCGGGTAGCCGGGACGCTTTCAATAAGCTCATGGCTAAACTACAGAAAGCCTGGGATGCGAAAGAAGAGATCTGGCTGACGGTTGAATCAGCGTATACGGTAGCTCCGCACGAATCAGTAGCTTTTCAAGAGGTATTGGAATCGGCGACTTTTTTCAAGGAGCATGAAAGCGAGCTGATGGCCTAGCCAAAGCTGTGCCCCACATCTAACCGCTTATTAGAATGAAACAATTATTTGGCGTAGACCTACCGGTTTTAATCGCCATCGTCGCAGGCAGTATCGTGAGTATGACAGGCGGGAATGCTGCTTTCTGGATTGGTCTGGCCCGAAATAGGTATTGGTTTGAACTGTTATTATCCTTCGTACTCTCCGCCTTCAACCTCTTCATTGGGGGTGTTACTGCATTTTTTCTTACGCCGATTGCCTCGCCGGTCGTGCTATACGTGCTGGGCAAATTTGTCACGCTGCCGGAGATCGCCATGCCCTGTGTAGGCTTTCTCATGGGCGTATTTGGCCTCAACCTGGCTAAATGGCTTTTCCGGTACGGACTTAAAATCGAGATCGACCCCATCAAGGCAATAACCGATCTGCGTTCTGGAAATTCTTCTACAACCGAAAACCCTACATCAGATGAAACGATGGCTAAGTGAATTCTGGCTGGATCATAAAGTCAGGATCTGTTTTACGTTGGCGGTCACTATCGCCATTGGCGTAGCGTCCTACTTCGGGCAATACTATAAGATTGTCAAGATCACCGAGCAGTACAAACAGGACTCCGTGAAAATAGAGGACCGAGCTCAGGCTAAGATCGCCGACACCGTACAGGTAAAGAATCGAGAGATTAAGAACCTGGTATCCGTGATGAAGGAAGCACCCAGACAGGTACGCAAAATAGAAAAGGTCGATACACTCATCGTCGTAAAGCTACCGTCCCTGGCAAAGGACTCCAGCAGAAAGGACTCTATCAAATGAAACAGAAAATTCCAGTGCTCTGGACCGTCGACGGGGGCGGCATGAGGGGTTATATGGTCGCTATTGTTCACGACTACCTGCAAAGCAAATTACCCTTGCCACTCTCGCACTACATTACGATCGTGGCCGGAGCCTCGACCGGACAGGGGATTTCTTCCCTAATTCGGGCCGAGGAAAAAGATCAGCAGGGATGGTACGAGGAGCACGGCCCACTGATCTTTACCCGGAAAAAACTGGCAACCAAGGTACGGGTTCTACTGGGTCAGGTGGGACTAGTCGGATATAAATACGGGAAAGCCTATTTGCACGAGCAGCTGAAGAAAGCCTTCAAGGGCTTGAAGCTTTCTGACGTCCGGCCGACGCTGGCCATGGCCTATAATCCAGATACCGATCAGGTATGGGTGATGAGTTCAGAAAAAGCGAAACTGGATCCTGATTTTGATTTCGATCTGGCGGATGCCACGCTGGGGAGTATGGCGGCTCCGACATACTTTGAACCTGCGGAGGTTACTTCCAAAGCGGGAAATAAGTACACTCTGATTGATGGGGGCGTGTTCGCCGCCAATCCGACCCTGATGACGCTGGCGGAATACTTCAAGTCCCATAAAGGTTGTAAGGAACTGCCGTACGTAATCAGCTGGGGCACGGGAGCCGAGAAGGGGAAAAAAAGTACATTGGTGGGTAAGATGGCTCTGATGATGGTCGAAAGCATCATCGGCATTCAGATGTCGGGCTCCTTTCAGGTAGTTGACTTCATCGTCAATCTGCTGTACTGGTTTTTCGATTCCGAAGAGCGGTACATCCGTCTGGACTTTGATTCGCCGGGCGTTAAGATGGACGATGCCAGTCCGGAGACGATGGCAAAGATGAAGGCAGTTGCGGAAAAGTTTATAGAGGTTAATAAGGGAAAGCTCGATCAGATCGTAGAGCGATTAATGAGTAATCAGGAAGCTGCCTAAAAGAAAAGCCGTCTGACACACATCGGACGGCTTTTGCAAATTCGTTGGTGTCCTACTCTCTGGCCACCTAACTTTTCGTATCAAAGGTCTGCATTTATTTTAACACTATTATCAATATTTAACAAACCATCACCCGTCTGGCACTGCTGGGCGGGTTTTTTAAATCATTACAAAATCTACGATCTCCTGAAGATCGGAATGGTGAAATATTTCCTTTCCGTCCACCCGTACCAAAAACAGATCGGCGTACCGTACGATCGTGAATTTTACTTCAATGCCGGGATAGTGAAAACTCAGGCGGTCATTCACAAAGGTGAAATGATCGAGGCAAGAATAACTCTTAAGGGCTTTGTATAATTCGTATAGTTCTTCCATAAAAGAAATATATATTTCCTTTTTGACTGACTTTTGTACCTTTGAGGTGTAAAAAATCCCTTACCAACCCGCATCGGCAAGGGATAAATTGTCTACCATCTATATAAACAATCATGGCAAAGGTACATCATTTAAACATCACGCTGGTTTCTGGAAATGTGCTTTCACTCGATTTTGCAGTTCATCAGAACGGGCAGGTTACCCAAACGGTATTCGATGAACCATTTACGATTCAGGAGAAGGATGGTCAAACTGGTATTCACATCGATCCCGAGCATTATGAAAGTTATGCTCCAGTCGTGGAAGCCTTTTGGGATGTGGAAATTCCTGAAGGGGAAGCCGCGTTCTTTCCGATATCATCCGAAACCGCTCAGCAAATTCAAGATTTCGTCTCGAAACTCGGGTAAAGGCATATTTTTGCCGGATGAACTGGCCGGAACGATATAAGCGATTCAAAAAACACTACGGGCTTACCAATAAAAAGGTAGCGGAGCTCATCGGTAATACGGAGGATTCCGTACGCGTGATCACCCGGTCAGACGAATCGTTTCCAGCCTGGGCGAAACTGGCCATTATCATTTTCGAACGGGAACATATTGAAAAGGAATAGCCCGGTAAATGCCGGGCTATTTTAATTAAACTATATCATATGAAAAATTATTTACTAGTAGGATTATTTGCTTCCATTGTAATAATGGTAGGAGCAATTATTGCATATGTTATTAAGTTCCATAGTTACCCCATTTCGACTAATCCAGAAAATTGGGGACAATTAGGGGATTATTTAAATGTCTTTGTTAGTATATCGAGCTTAGTACTTCTATCTACTCTAACATATTTTATTCATCAGCGAGAAGAGGAAAGAGCATTGATAGCCGAAACAAATGAAAAAAATAATAGTCGACCATTGATTTTATTTCAGTTAGGTAGTAATGATAGTATATGGGAGATTATTAACGTAGGTAATAGTGTTGCACTAAATATATTTTTGCTTAGTACTTCTTATGAAGGAAAGTATCCAAAACAAGTAAAATTATATGCAATTATGCCTGGCCAAATATTCAAATTAAGATATGCTAACCGCGTGGAAAAATGGGAAGCAACGTATACTGATTTTCATGGAAAATATATCAGTTCAGTATGCATTGATGATCAAACAGAAATTCAGGAAGATGTAAAAATTTTACCGTGCCACGATGAAGAATATATTTACTTAGCTGATGCAATAGCTAAAATGTGGGAGTAAATTTTAATCGCCAAAGATAGCGTCGTGGGCATCATCCTGACCCTCAAGGTCAAAGCTATTGAGGTATCGCTGCGTAGTGGCTAGGCTGGAGTGGCCCAGCATCAAACGAATCCCGTCGATCGTGATATTCTTCTTTTCCTTCATCATACGACGGGCTTTGTCAGCGAAGGAGTGGCGGGCGGTATGGAAAGTCACTCCTTCAAGTTCCCCTAACAGAGCCTTACGTTTTAACCAAGCGTTGATTCTACGCTTTACCCTGGACATATCATTATAATGATGTTGCTTTATGGGTAGGGGCATCTTTGATTTCTCAGCCTTCGTTATAAATCGAGAGTAGGGGGCGTCGTTATCAAGCAGAGGGAAAAAGTAATGTTCGGGCAGAGCGTCCGGATTGCAATACTTATCAAAGATGGACTGGGCTTCATGTCGAATTTTGATTGACTTTACCACTCCCGTTTTATTCATTTCATACGTTAACCGACCATTTTGAAAATCTTTTACTCGGAGCTGCACCATATCGCCTAAACGAATTCCTCCATGCAAATAAGAGAAGTAGTAGAGTTCAGTCGCGATTTCGTCCCATTTTCCCATGAAACGCGGATTCTGGGCTTTTACATTATTTAAAGTATCAATTTCGGCGTCGCTCATCTTTTTTCGTGTACAGCGTTCCGACTTGGGGTACTCAATTTTGTCGTAAGGGTTTTTAGTGATCAGATCATTGTCATAGGCTCTGCGAAACTGAGTCCCAATTTTCTTCAGGTAGTGTCTGGCCGTATTCGCGTGGTTTTTTCTGAGCAGATGTACTTTATACTGATTAATATGATAGGTTGTAACCTCGGTCAGTAGAATATCCTTGGGCAAAAAGGCAACAAACTGATTTAAGATACATTTACACTGCGTAGCGTGGTCGTAAGTTGTGGTATTGAATATTTCCTGAATGCACTGTAGCATGTAATCGGCAAGTGTTAGTTTATCAGGATTCAGGATTTTTTTTGCTATTGCTTCCTTGCTGGCGACTGAGCCCAGCCCCTCATACTCACTGCGAGCCTGGTCCAAAATGCCAACGAGAGCCTCATTAATTTGTCGGGATCGAGCATGAGTCTTACGAATCCATCGACCATATTCAGCCTCTGGATTGTAAAACTTCTTTTCAATAAGTATTGAAGTTTTTATACGTTTGTGTTGTCGCCGTACGGTAATACGTAAATAAATGGTGTATAACCCTTCCCGATTAGGGCGGGGCGAAAGCTCAATATTGAAAGACGTTGACAT